GCCGGGGAAAGGGCCGGGGGGATCGACGCCTACGGCTACTGGGTTGTGAAGCTAGAAGGTAAGAGCTACAAGGCCCACAGACTTGCTTGGGCCTTCATTCATCGGGCATGGCCGGCCGGAGATTTGGGCCACAAGTTCGGTTCTCGCCAAGACAACCGTGTAGCCTTTTTGCGCCCGGCCTCGCGAAAAGCCAATGCGGAGAACCGCCGGCAACCCCGAGCAGGCAACACGTCCGGTTTCTTGGGGGTGTCTTGGTCGGCCAGCAAGCAGAAGTTCGCCGCACAGCTTGCCTCTGGTGGTATCAACAAGCACCTAGGGTACTTCGTCGATCCTGCTGAAGGCCACCAGGTGTACCTTGAGACCAAGCGGGTGTCACATGCTGCGTGTACCCTATGAGCTTCGAAGCAGCCCGCTCTGACATCGTCGCGGCGGCCGAGGCGGCAAGGGCCGCCTGGGTCGGTGCACCATCCCCATTGCTCGTCGAGTACGACAATCTGCGCCTGGTCGATGTCGACCAGCAGATCTCTCCGTACGTCTGCGTCGAGATCCACTTCATCGACGGTGAGCAACTGAGCTTAGGGCTTCCCCGGGTCGTGGCCGACTATGGCCAGGTCCACATCGTTGTACACACGCCGGCAGGGGCCGGAAGCCTGGTGGCCAAGAGGCTCCTCGACCACTTTCGCACATTCTTCGAACTGAAGACCTTTTCTGCAGTGCGCACCCACGCAACCAAGGGTGCCTCCACCTTCTTGGCCGAAGGCTGGGAGTGCACACCGCTCATCGTGCCCTTCTGGGTACACCGCCTTGTCAGCTGACGTTCGGCAAGTGATAATCGCCGAGCCCGAACCTGGAGAAACTCCATGACCATCGCTACTACCAGCCGTGCGCAGCTGCGCCGAATTCCCGAAACCACCTTCGGCACTACCCCCGTTATCGGCAATGGCTGGAACCTTCGGGTCACCGGCGAGTCGTTCAACTTCGACATCAAGAAGGAGATGTCGAAGGAGCTGCGTGCTGACCGGCAGATCGGCTATGCTGTGCCTGTGTCGGCTGGTGCTACAGGCGGTTTCAACTTCCATCTGAACTACGGCGAGTACGACCCCGAGATCGAGTCGGTGTTGCAGGGCGCCTGGGCGATCTACGGCACCAACGGCGTGGGCACGACCTTCACGGCTGACTTCACCGCCACCACCATCACTGCCACCGTGGCGCCGACTGGCGCCAACGCGTTTACGACCCTGCAGAAGGGCCAATGGTTCCGACTGCTGGCCCCCAGCCACGCGAACAACGGCCTGATTTTGCGCGTTTCGCCCACCACGGCTCCGACCAGCACCGTCATCACCCTCGACGCGGCCACGCCTGCGGCCGTGGGCAGCGCTATCGCCCTGTGCGTTGTGCAAAGCGCCCGGGTGTCGAACGGCACCACGCAGACATCCTTCAGCTATGAGAAGGAGTTCCCGGACGTCGCGCAGCTGCTCGTGTTCCGCGGCATGACCCCGGGCAAGTTGACGTTGAACTTCGCATCTGCCGCGCTGACCGACGGCTCGTTTGAGTTCATGGGCAAGAACGCGGTGCGCGGCGTTACCACCTTCATGCCTGGTACAGCCGTGGCTTCCCGCACGTTCGAGATCATGAACGGCGCCAGCGGCGTTGGCCAGCTGTACGAAGCCGGCGTGGCCTTGACCACGACCTTCATCAAGAGCCTGGCTCTGACCGTTGACAACGTCCAGCGCAGCCAGGAAGCTATCGGCACCCTGGGCTACGTGGGCATCGGTTCCGGCACCGTTCAGGTCAAGGCCACGATGGAGGTCTACTTTTCGGACGGCTCTCTGTACGACAAGTTCGTGGCCAACACCTACACCTCGCTGACCGTGGGCTCGGTGGATACAGCCGGCAACGGCTACGTGGTGAGCATGCCCCGGGTCAACATCATGTCTGGCAAGATCGTGGCCGGCAGTAAGGACACAGACCTGATGGCCAGCTTCGAAGTGATGGCCCTGGCCGATGACGCGAACGCCACCGTGGCGCTGCGCAAGACCCTCTTCATCGACCGCTTCGGTGTGGCCCTCGCTCCTCTGTAAGCTGGTAGCGCTGCAGCCAAGGGCCCTTCGGGGCCCTTTTTGTTGCGCGCTTATCTCTGCCTCTGCTAGACTCTGCCGCCTACCCTTGGAGGACCTTTTGGACATTTTTGCTGCATTTGCCACCGACGAGTCTGCTGAAGAAGACGGCGTCGTTCATTTCCTTTCGGCCGGAAAGACAGACCCTGCGGTCGACCCGTGGATTCGTGTGGCGCGCCTGGGCAACTCGGCCTACACGAAGAAGGTCTCCGCGGTCTACGCCCGGCTGAATGCCGAGAAGGCTGCCGAGGGCCTCAGCGAAGCTGAGGTCGAGATCCGCTCGAAGAACTCGATGACAGAGGTCTTTTCCGAGACCTTGCTCAAGGACTTCGGCAACCTGTCGTTCCAGAAGCAGCCCATCACGCCGACCCCCGAGTGGAAGATGTCGCTCATGCGCGTCAAGGACTTCCGCGAGCGCGTCGTGGAACTGGCCGCCCAGGTCGACCACTACAAGTACAAGGACCAGCAGGCCGCTTCGGGAAACTGAAGGCCTGCCTGAAGTGGAAGCTGGAGTGGGGCCCTTCCGCGGCCTACCTTGCCGAATTACACAAGCTGACCGGCAAGGTCCCAAAAGCCCTTCAGGACAGGCCAGCCCTTCGAGGTGAATTACAGGTCTACTGGTTGGGCTACCAACGGCTCAGCCGGGCCCGCCAATGGCACGATGGCAACCCGCAGTCCATCACAGTATCCGAGTGCTTCGCCTACTGCGCAGCGATGCGCTGGCAGAACCCCGAGTTCTTGTCGGACTTCCTGGACATCGTCCAAGATATGGACGACACGTTCATAGAGCACATGGCGGCCAAGTCTGCGGAGCGTGCGGCGGCCAGGTCTACAGGATCTGACGTTGTGACCCAGTAGGCCGGCGACGATAATCTCCTCGAAGAGGTGAACCAATGTCCGGACCTACCCTTGGCCTGAATATCACTGGCACTGGCCAGGCGAAGATCGAAGCGACGATCAGCGCCATTGATCGCCTGGCAGCGGCGCTGCGCACGCTGCCGGCCGCGGCCGCGGAAATCGACAAGATCAACAAGGCGCTGAACAAGGCGCCCGCGGGCCCCAGCGGCTTGAAGGGCGGCGCGGCTGACCTCAAGGAACTTGTCGGCGAGTTCAAGAACCTCGGCGCCCAGCTGAACACGTCGTTCGCCTCGCTTGAGGAGACGATCAAGAAGGGCTGGGCCAAGGCCCAGAAGGCTAACGCTGAGGGCGAGGCCAGCGTAAAGAGCAGCGGAAAGGCCAAGAAGGCTCTGACCTTCACTTCCGTGGGCACGAACGGCCAGCCCGTCGAGGTTGACGCTGGCTGGTTCGCCAAGCTGCAGACCGGGGCAGAGAAGTTCCAGGTCACCCAAGCACTCGCCGCTCAGAAGGAAGCCGCTGCCATCGAAGCGGCAGCGGCCAAGAAGGCTGCTGCTCAGGAGAAGGCTGATGCCGTTCTACGCGCAGCCTTCGACAAGAAGTACGCCAAGGAAGCCGACTGGCTCCAAAAGCTGAAGAACGAGTCGGCCAAGATGGCCGAAGCGCAGCGGGAGGCCGCTGAACGGGAGGCCGCGGCCGCGGCACTTGCTGCACAGCGGAGGGAGGCCACCATACAGGTGGCAGACGCCAGGCTGCGGGCAGCCTACGACAAGGCGAATGAGGCTGAAGCAGCCCGGATCCAGGCCCTCAAGTTGAACTCGGCCAAGATGGCCGAAGCGCAGCGGGAGGCCGCTGAACGGGAGGCCGCGGCCGCGGCACTTGCTGCACAGCGAAAGGCAGCGCTTGAGGAAGCCCGGATCCAGGCCCTCAAGTTGAACTCGGCCAAGATGGCCGAAGCGCAGCGGGAGGCCGCTGAACGGGAGGCCGCGGCCATCTCGGCTGCAGCGGCCAAGCTTGCGGCTGCCCAGCGCGCTACAGATGCTCGCTACGCCGAGGCGACGCCGGCCCAGAAGGCCCGGACCGTGCTTGGCGCCCGTGCACTACTCGATCAGCCAGGTGCTACCCCGAGTGAGGCGGCCGGCAAGTTCGGCGGCGCTGCAGCTGCGGCCGCAGAGCAGACCACCTTCGCCAACGCCATGCAGAAGGTGCATGGTGAGATCGAGCACGGCGTGCCCAAGCTCGAGGGCTACAACCGTGCGCTCAAGGACCTGCACAATGGCCTACGCGGCGTGGCCAGTGGATTCGGGCAGATGGCTCTCACCTGGAGTGCCATCGGCCCATTGCTGGCCGGCGCGGCCATTGGCCAAAGCTTCGTCCAGAGCATCAAGATCGGCGCTTCAGTGCGCCAGGACTTGGAAGAGCTGCGCGTCCTCTCTGAGGAGTCCCAAGGCGCCGTGTCGGGACTTGAGAAGCAGCTGATCTCGCTGGGCCAGACTGGCCCCTTCGGTCCACGTGAGGTGGCTGATGCGATGAAGACCCTGTCGCTGGCCGGCCTGGATGCCCAGCAAGTCGGCCAGGCTCTGAAGCCTGCCCTGGACTTCGCCATCACCGGCGGCGTCACCATCCAGAAATCATCCGAAAGCCTTGTGGCCATCGGCACGGCCTACGGCTACCAGGCCAGTGAGTTCGGCCTTGTGGCCGATGCTGTGGCCAAAGCCGCAGCGATCTCCATGTCCAGCGTCAGCGGGATGATGGAGTCGTTCAAAGCTTCGTCGGTTGTCGCCCAGGCGTATGGCGTATCGCTAAAAGACACAGCCACTACGCTGGCCATGCTGGCCAACATCGGCATTCGAGGTTCTGCGGCCGGTACGGCCATGAGGCAGATGTACGCCGAGATCTCAGGCGCAACTGGGAGCACCCGGAAGGCGATGAAAGACCTGGGAGTCTCGGTGGTGGAGGAGGGCGGCAAGATGCGCCCAGTGATCGACATCTTCCTCGATCTTTCGAAGGCTCTCGACAAGTACAAAGGCAAGGCCCAGATCGCCGCAATCCAAGCCATCTCCAACAACCGCGGCGAGAAGAGCGTTGTTGCCGACCTGGTCGGCATCCGCACACCGGCGAAAGCACAGATCGACCCCAACGTCGCTGCTGTGGCGCCACGAGGTATCCGCGCCGAGATGGAGGCCATCGAAGCGCAGGCGAAGCGCATGGGCCAGTCGGCTACCTCCGAACTTGAGCGGATCCGCCAGCTGATCGAGGAGTCCGCAGGCTTCAACGCCATCGCTGCTTCGGAGCTTGCCTCCACACCTGAGAACTTGATGAAGGGGGTGGTCGCCAGCCTGCAGACGTCGCTGTTCGAAGCCTTCAAAGCGCTCGAGCCGACGCTCATCGTCGCAGCCACGCAGATGCGCGACGTGTTCAATAGCCAGGGCTTCCGAGACGGCATCACCACTCTTGTGCAGCTGATGGGCGCGTTCACGGCCGCGGTCATCGACAACATCGGGTGGCTGAAGTACCTGGCCATCGGCTTCGCAGCCTTTAAGGGCCTCCAGATCTTCCAGTTGGCGCTCAGCGCTACAGCAGTTGTCCTGGGCATCGTGAGCAAGGAGCTTGTCGTGACCTCGGGCGGGATCATGGCCGCCGGTGCAGCCAGTGCTGCGGCCACGCCTGCGCTCACGGGTATGGCGCTGGCCGCCCGAGGCTTGAGCGTGGCCCTGGCTATTGCTGGCCCCTTGGCCTTGGTTTTGACCGCCGCAGCGTTTGCCTGGCAGCTCTACGGGCAGTACAAGCGGGACGCCAATGCGGACGCCGCGCAAGACCGCCAGGCCAACACGCTGGAGTCTCTTCGCAAGGAGAAGGAGCGCCTGACCGCAGTGGCTGGCGAGATGTCGAAGGGTACTGAAGCGCGCCTGGCTGAGGTGCGTGCGATGGACGCCCAGGCGGCCGCGCAGCGGCGACTGGACTACGACAAGGGTCGTAGTCCCTACATTGACCGTCTGACAGACCTTCGAGGTCTGAAGGACAAGTACGTAAAGGAAGGTCGCACCGGCCAGATTGGTGAAGTTGACCGCCAGATTGCCGGAGCCGAGCAGAACCTGGGCTACTACGACCAGTCGTTCGGCAGAAGCGAGAAGGCCATCGCCAGCGAGCGCATCCAGGTCCAGGCCCTGTCCAATGGTCTCGACATCCTTCGGCAGGCCCGGCAGAGGTCCGGCCCCACCGAAGGCAAGAACGGGAACGACCAGGAGGACGCTGTCGCGATCGGCAACTCAAAGCTTGACCTCCTGAAGAAGCAGTACACCCGTGAAGATCAGGAGTCCCAGACGGCGTACCGCCGTGAGATGGAACTGCTGGACATCCGGTACAAGGGCAAGCTGGTCTCCGAGGCGGAATACTCTACGCGCTCTGAGGAACTATCGAGCGAACTCTACAAGCGTGATATCACCAACCTTGAGCGTTATGTCACCGAGTCGGCTCGGCTGATTACCTTGCTGCAATCAGACCCGAAGAAGGCGACCAAGTCCAAGGGTGTGATTGCCGAGATCGAGGCTGAGCGCGCCGAGAAGCTGGCCCAGCTGAACTTCCTACAGTCTAAGAACGTGGCGCAGCAAGACGCCCGGGCCAACACGCAAGGCCTGCAGTTGAAGGCGGGTCTGGACAAGCTGCGTGAGACCGTCGCGTTGCAGGAAGAAAAGTACGCGGCCGACCTGCGCACGCTGGGCATGACGCCCGGGATGATCGCAGCTGAGCAGGCCATGGCTGACGTGCGCTCGAAGGGCGCTGCGGCCATGCGGAAGACTGTCGAGATCTACGTGCAGGCTCAGCAGGAGCTGAACAAGCTTGAGTCGGCCCCTGTCCCTGACCTCGATACTGATGCCGATGCTTACCTAGCGCGCCAAGCGCGGATTGCCACGCTGCAGAAGCAACTTGCGGATCTGCGCAAGTCCCTCAACGCCGGCGCGCAGACCGTGGAGACCCAGGCAGGGAAGTCTGGCGCAGCGGCCAAAGGCTCGACTGACTTTGGCAACGCCGCCTGGCGCAAGTGGATGGAGGAAGGGCTCAATGCCGTCACCGTCCTCGAAGGGGCGCGCAACGAGTTCATGAATGGCTGGATCAGCCAAGGCCAGACCATGTGGGAGGCTTGGCTCAAGACTGGCAAGGTCAGCTGGAAGGCTCTCGGAGACCTTGCGATCAAGACCATTGCCGACATCAGCTACAAGCAAGGCATCGGTCAGGTCTTTGCCAAGGCTGGCGAAGGGCTGTTCAACCGAGTTGCCCCATTGGTACAGGGCAATGTCAGCAACGAGACTCGAAAGGACATCGACGTCCTGAAGCAGAGTTCTGACGAGCTCGGGCAGTCCATGACCAAGCTGGGGGGGAGCTTCTGGCAGCTTCTGCAGGAAGCCGGCCAAGGGTTCGCCACGATGTTCCAGGAAGCTGGAGGCAGCAGCGGTGGTTTCCTATCCAGCCTCCTTAAGGGCGGAGGTGGTGGTGGGAAAGACAGCTACCAGGAATCCGACGGCTCGGGCGGCTTTACGACGGTTGACGTGACCAACGCAAGAGGCAACGCGTTCAGCGCTCAAGGGCTGATCCACGCCTTCGCCAAAGGCGGTCTGCCTACAAATAGCGTTATCGACCAGCCGCACTACTTCCGATTCGGTGGGAGCAAGCTGGGCGTCGCCGGTGAAGCCGGCCCAGAGGCGATCATGCCTTTGACCAGGGGCTCAGACGGTACCCTGGGCGTACGCGCGCAGGGAGTCGGAGGCGGCTCGGGGTCAGTGAGTGTCGTGTCGAAGACGACCGTGGTCATCGAGAATCACGGAGGCGGTCCGGAGCCTGTGGTGCAGCAGCAAAAACAACCCAATGGTGACGAGCTGATTCGTGTGGTGATCGGAGCTGCCGCGAAAGATATCAATCGCGGCGGGGACCTGAGGAAGAGCGTGCAAGGCGTGCAAGGCCGTAGCAACCTGCCGAGGTACTGATGAGCCTACCTGAAGTCCAGATGCCTGCGGAGTTCCCAGCATTCCAGGCTGGGAACCACGTGCACACGCCAGAGGCCCTGCATTTGTCGGTGCCCAGGCAGACCGGCCACGACCGAAAGCGGAAGCTTTTCACTACAGCGCCCCGCATGGTCCAGACAGCCTTCGAGCTAACCCAGGAGCAGACAGACACGCTCCACGCTTGGTATGAGAACGCTTTGCAGGCTGGCTCCATGCCATTTGCTGCCAACGTGGCCAAGATCGGAGCGGGCACCGAGTGGTGGAAAGCTTACATCGTAGGGGGGTACTCGGCTGACTACCAGGCCGGAGGTCTGTACCTTGTCACCTTGACCTTGCGTCTTTGCGGTCTACCGTCTGACACAGGCCCGGTACTCACGTCCATGGCTACAGAGCTAACCATCAACCTGGTGGCCAGCACTGGGCCTGATAGTGACCAAAGCCTGGCGTCAGAATTGGACTTGGCTTTGGAGACTTCCGTAGACCTGGGACCCCGGCTGTTTACAGAGGCCTTCGTACACCTCTACAACACTTTGGCAGGTGGGCCTGCTAACCCTTCGCTCGAGTCTGAGGTCTTCTGCCATTTGCAAACCCTGTCCATCGTGGTTCCAGGAGAACTGTTCGCCTCTGAGGCAGTTGTGCAGCTGCTCGGGGTTGCCCTAGCTGACACCGGCATAGGATCAGAGGCCTCGATCGGGCTGCTCGGCTCGATAGCCACAGGCTCAAATTACGTGGCAACGCCTGCTGCACTTTCGGTGTACGCCTACATGGGTTACTCGCCAGGGGGGCAGGCCGCCGCGAGCGTTCGGTATGGCAACGACGGGCAGATACTCAAGCGGCAGAACACGTCTGGATCAGTCCTGCATGACAACTGGTGGAGCCCGACCCAGCCGGCAGTGGGCTCTGGCCACTGGGTCAGAATGACGCTCCTGACGGGCACTTTCAGCTCAGGGTCTGACGCTGCCGGGGTGTGGCTAGATCTCAGCACCAGCAGGCTCTGGCAGAAAACCTTGTCCAGTACAGGTACGGCCGGGCTGACAGCCACTGCCGAAGTGGCTATGGACCCTGATGGCACGCACGTGGTGAGCACCATGGCGGTAACACTTGACGTGGAGTACGCAACCTAATGCCTATTTTTGGCGAACCCCTCAACGGTGTCTCTCTGAGCGACGCGCTCAAAGAGGCGGCAACGCATGCGCCGGCTGACCGCGTGATGCTTGCGACTTACGAGTTCATCCATAGCAGCTTTACTGACCGCGCCCTGGTGGTGGTCAATCACGAGGATCTCGTGGCCAAGGATGAAAATGGCGTGGAGGTGACCTACGTGGCGATTGCTGGCCTGCGTTCAGAAGGCTTAGAGCAATCAGACAAAGCATCTTCTCCATCCATCAAGCTGGCCCTTGACGGGGTGTCTCAGGCAATTATCGAAAAGCTAGATGCTGCCCTTGAGGGGCTGCAGCCCGTGACGCTTGTGGAGAGGGTCTATGCAAGCGATGACCTGGAGGGCCCAGCTGTACTTCCGCCCACGCGGGTGATCATCCGAACAGGTTCCGTCAGCGAGACCACGGTGGCTATCGAAGCTGGGTTTGGTGACCCGGCGAATCTACCGTTTCCGCGGGAGACTTACACACGCCTGAAGTACCCAGGACTGGCACCTCAATGACCCACTGGGCTAACTCACTGGTGGGCAAGCCCTACCGCGCTGGAGCATCAGGACCTGACGCTTTCGATTGCATCGGCCTGGTTCGTCACTGCTTCAAGAGTCTGCATGGGGTGGACCTTCCGGACTACGCCGTCCACTACGGAAGCCCGGAAGACTTGCGAAAGTTCACCAGGGCCACAGGTTGGCGTCGCGGCGCGTTTCCCGCGGTAGACCAGGACTTGCTGGTGATGGAGGGCCTTGACGGACGACACGTGGGCATCGTTGTGGCTACCTCTGACGGACTTGGGTTGCTGCACGCAGCAGGCACAAATGACCATGGGCAGGTCGTTTGGCAACCGCTCGACACCCTGTTTGGTTACCGCAATATAGAGATCTGGAGGCGCTCGTGCACCTGACCCATATAGCCGAGGCTGTAGCATCAATGCGACCCGCCCGCTGTGTCGTCCTGCGCAACGTGATGGCACCGCATGAGGCCGAGGTCTTTGAGGTCGCGGTAGGTACTCCGGTCCGTACCCTGGATCCGCAAGGGAGATTCCCGGCCGTCTGCCGCCTGGACGGCCAGTGGATCTTGCGCAAAGACTGGGGCCACCTTCTGGCAGCAGGCCAGACCGTGGAGTTCTACGAGTACCCACAGGGAGGTGGAGGCGGCGAGAACGGTGGTGGGTCAAACGCCGGCAGGACCATCTTGACGATTGCCGCGCTGTACCTCGCTGTCCAGTTCGGGCAGTGGTATGCCCTTGAAGGTCTGGCCGGTGGCCAGGCAGCTGGCACGGCTATAGCCAGTCTGATTCTGACCACGATTGTCAACGACCTTGTTCCGATCAACCCAGGAAACATCAACCCGGGCACGACGGATAGCCAAAACTACAGTGCCAACTTGTCAGGCAACCAGGCCCGGCTCGAGCAGCCTATCCCAGTCCTGTACGGGCGAAACAAAACCTTCCCCGACTTCGCTGCACAGCCCTACAGCAAGTACGAGAACGACGACCAGTACTTCTATGCCCTGCTGTGTCTTGGCCAAGGTTCCTACGACATAGAGTCGATGCTCATCGACGACACCAACCTGCTCAACTTCACTGAAGTCGTCAAGAAAGTTCTCCCACCAGGCACCGCGCCGTCGACCGTTTCACCCGTGGTGGTCTCGGCACCAGAAGTGACGAACAACCCACTCACAGAGGGCCGCTACATCGGGCCCTTTGTAGCCTGCCGCCCGCAGGAGACCGTCAAATCTATAGGCATAGACATCGGCTTCAGCCGAGGTCTGGCCACTTACGACTCTGGCGGTGTGCCAGGTAACAAGACGGTGGGCTGGGACGTGGAATACCGGAGTGTTGACGACTTCGGCGCCGGCCTCACTCCCTGGCTCCTGCTGCACAGTGAAAGCCTGACCGCGGCCCAGACGAAACCTTTGAGAAGGTCCTTTGATTACGACTTGCCGACAGCCTGCCGGCCGCAAGTGAGGCTTGTCCGGACTACTCCCTTTGACACGAACAGTCGTGTAGCCAACACGATTGAGTGGGTGGCCATGCGTGCCACGCTGAATGCTGCAGCTCCTCTGTCAGCAACGGCCACGCACATCGAAATAAAGATGCGGGCCACAGACCAGCTGAGCGGCTTGACTCAAAGGCGCATAGGCGTCATATCCAGGCGGAAACTACGCCAATGGACGGGCACAGCCTGGACAGCCGAAATAGCGACTCGAAACGCGGCCTGGGCTTTGGCTGACAAGTGGACGAACCAGGTGTACGGCGACAAGTATCCAGATGCCCGCTGCGATCTGAGTGGCCTTCGAACTCTGGCCTTGAGGCTGGACAGCCGGCAGGATCGTTTTGATGGCGTGTTTGACACAACCTATGACAGCTTCCAGGCTGACCAGATGATCGCTCAATCTGCTCGGTCGGCGGTTTTCCGACGGGGGGCCGTGATGACTGTCACTCGAGACGAGAAGAAGGACTTCCCGGTCACGGCGTTCACGTCCAGAAATATTGATCCGGGATCTGTGAGCATCGACTATAAGTTTGCGGATGAGAACTCAGTCGACGGCTTGATCATCGAATACTGGCATAACCGAGTTTGGGACTGGCGAGAGGTGGTCTGCCCCATGCCTGGTATCACGGCGCCCACACACCCGCAGCGCATTCGGCTGTTCGGCGTAACCGGGCCAATTCAGGCCAGGAGAGAAGGTACCTACCAGGCGGCCAACACTTACTGGCGCCGGCGCTTTGCTTCTTTCACTACTGAGATGGAAGGGATGCTTCCGGCCTTCGGCAGCGCTGTGGCCTTTGCTCCAAGCCTGATGGGCTGGGGGGTCACAGGTGACCTGGTTGACTACGACTCAGAAGCCCTGACGCTGACCTTGAGCGAACCTGTAGCTTGGGTGGCAGGAGCCAGCCATTACCTCAGCGTGGTCGAAAGAACCGGGGGGCTGTCTACGCCAGTACTGGTTACGCCTGGGGCCAGTGACTACACCGTCGTGCTCAGCAGCCCACTGGTAGAGACGCCGTCTATTGACCAGGCTGACGAGGACCGTACCAAGTACCTGTTCGGCGTGTCTCAGCCCTACAGCCGAGTTTTGCGGGTCTTGGGTATCCGGGATACCAAGGAAGGCGACGGCCGGGTCAAGTACTCGGTCAACGGGGTAATTGAAGACGACCGTGTCCACGCAGCGGACAACTTTCTGCTGCCCACCGATGGAATGGTGCAAGACGACGTTGATGCTCCGACCGACGATGGCTCAGGCAGCGGTGGCGCCTTGATAGTTTTCTTGGAAGATGTGTCAGTTGCTGCTGACGGGGCGCATGCCGCTGAGGCCGATGTATGGCTTCGCAATACTGGCATTGGTGAGTCCGGCATAGGCTCTGGCAGATTTACGGGCCAGTGGCTCTTGGCGTCGCCTCACCCGGCAGTGGACTGCGCCCTTTTTGAGGCCCGTGCTGATATGCTAGGAGGCACCGCTGTTGGCGGCTCGGCATTAGGCGTTTGGCTGGGCCTTGGTGTCGACCGAGGCTGGAATCTCATAGTCACTGGTGACGGAGCCTCAGCCAGCGCCACGATCCGGGTGCAGATTCGTGAGGTAGCTACTGGAAGACTGCAGGGAGCTGCCAACTGGTCGTTGAGCGCCAACACGACTGAAGTTGGTGGCGGCTGATCTATCTAAACCCGGGAACAACCATGTCAAAGCTTACTAATTACGCAGAGAATGCCCTCGCGGACTTCATCAGAGGCCAGGGTTTAACCCTGCCAGGCAACTGGTACTTCTCGCTGGCATCCACAGCGGACGACACCGGGGCCACTGAGGTCACGGGTACCTCCTATGCTCGGGTCGGCGTGACCCGCTCGCTGACGGAATTCTCCGGCACTCAAGGGGCCACGACGACGGCGGCCAGCACCGGGGTGTCGCACGCGACGCGCAACAACTCCGCGATCCTCTGGCCGACTGCCGGCTCGGGAGGTTGGACGGCTGCATCGAAGCTGAGTGTCTGGGATGCCAGCACTGGCGGAAACTGCTGGTTCTACATGGACCTGCCTTCCGCGGTGACTGTGGCTAACGGTTCAGCCTACAGTCTGGCCATCTCGGCGGTTGTCTTCGAACTTGGGCTCACTGGTGGGCTGACTGACTACCTGGCCAACAAACTGATCGACCTCATCTGGCGTAACCAAGCCTACACCTGGCCGAGCACGACGTACTTGCGCCTGGTGACCACCACGCCCACAAACGCCATCGGCGGTGTAGAAGTGACGGGAGGTAGCTACGCCCGGCAAGCTGTGGCTTCTACGCTCGCAGCCTGGAGTGGAACTCAGGCTGCTGGCAGTACGTCAGCTAGCAGTGGCAGCAGTGGGCGGATCAGCAACAACGCGGACGTAGCCTTCCCCACTCCCACGGCCAACTGGGGAACAGTGACGCACGCGGAAATGCTCGACGCTGTATCAGGAGGGAATCGATTGGTCTGGGCCCCTGTGACGCCGCCCAGAACCGTGAACTCCGGGAGTCTGCCACCCAGCTACTCGCCGAACACGTTCGGGATCACTCTGGCTTGAGGGTTGACAAATGCTTGAACTTTCCAAGGCAAAGGCCTCACTTGACAGAATGCTTCGGCAGAAGGAAGGAGAGAAGCTTGCTCCCTACCTCTGCAAAGCCGGCGTGCCGACAATCGGCGTAGGCGCGACGCACTACCCTGACGGCCGCAAAGTGCAGATGAGCGATCCAGCCATTTCGGCTGAACGCATGGCCGAAATGTTGTCCACCGAGATCGATCGTTATGTCGATGCTGTGCTGGGCATGGTCAACCACGTCTGCACGACTGGCCAGCTCGTGGCCTTGGTGCTATTGGGCTACAACATTGGCCTACATGGGTTGGCAGAGTCAACTGTCGTCAAGAAGCACAACGAAGGTGATTACATCTCCGCGGCAAACGCTTTCAAACTTTGGGACAAAATCAAAGACCCACGGACGGGCAAGCTGGTCCAAGAGCCTGCCTTGTTTGCCCGGCGTACCTACGAGTCAGCCGTCTACCTGTCTGACTCCGTCAGTCAGGCGAAGGTACCTCAAGCCGTAGCTCCTGAGAGCAGCCTAGCCAAGAGCCCGATCATTCAAGCTGCCGCCACGGTAGCATCTGGCGGAGCTACGGTCCTCGCGGCAGCCCCAGAAGCTCCGAAGCTGCCGGTCGGCTTGGACCCAGCCGAAGCCTTGGCCAAGGCCAACACGCTGGCAGAGCACGCCAACGTACTGGCCGCTTCATTACACATCAACCTCTGGTGGGTACTAGGCTTTGCTCTCTGTACTTCCGGGGCTGTTTCGGCCTACTGGCGGTGGAAGCAGCGGCAAGGAGGCTACGCGTGATCCTGGCGGGCTTGAGTTTGGCTGGTAGGTTACTGGGGAGCGTACCGCTTTGGGTGTATCCCCTCGCAGCCATGGCTACAGCCTACGGCTGTTCGCAAATGGAAGCTACTCGAGCGCACCAGCAGATGACCCGGGCTGTAATTGCCTCAGCCGAGTCTCGAGTCAAGGAGCAAGATGATGCAAGAGACACTGAGAGAGCTTGGGCAGCCCGGAGCAGCGAATTGGACAGAAAGCTGGCCCTGGGCCAAGCTGCTTCTCGCGCTCAGTCTCGCGCAAGCAGCGAGCGGCTGCGAGTCCTTGCCGAGGCTTGGTCCGCCAGTGCTGCCGGCGCAACTCCCTCAGCCACCTGCTCAAGTCTTGATGCTCCCGCCGCAGGAGTCCTTCGTCGAGAGACTCGAGAAGCTCTTGTCGTCTTCGCCGAAGACGCAGAAGCAACCAGGCTGAGCCTTCTGGCTTGCCAGGACTTCATCCGGTTGGCCAGGGAGAAGCAGAGTGGCCCTTGAAGTAGCTTACCCGTTCACACTTCCGAACCCTTCAAAGCTTTCCTGGAAAGTCAAGGACCGCGCGAGATCCGCTGGCTTGCCAGGCAGAGCTTTCTACGCAGCGCTGGAGCGCGACTTCTCTGGCAGTCTGGAAGTTGAGTTCTATCTCGACTCTGAGCAGGCAGCGATCTGGTACTCCTGGTGGCAAGTGGACCTAAAAGAGGGTGCCTACTGGTTCAGCGCCACCTGGCCAAAGGTCATGGCAGGTCTTGGCGTCTACAGTCTGCAGGACCCTCCGGTGTTCACCCACGTTGGCGGTGGAGCCTACAGCGTAGCCTGCAAGCTCCAGGTTCGAGGCAAGTCTCGGCCTGTCTACGCTCCTCAGGGTGACATCTACTACAACTCGGTGCCTGGTGACCCCGCCATGGCTAACGTCGTACTTCTGTGCCATGCAGACGGCCAGAACCTGAGCAGCCAGATTCTGGATAGTAGCCCCCAGAACCGGAGCCTGTCAGCGGCCAACAACGCAAGAATCAGCACAGACCGTCAGGTTTTCGGTACTGGCTCACTACTTCTCGGCGGAACAAATGATTACGTCGTAGCTGCGGCCAGCTCAGACTTTGACTTTGGCACTGGTGATTTCACCATCGAAGCCCGAGTGTTCCTCCTCGGTGATTCGCCGGTAGGTACTGGCGGAGCGCGCACAGCCTCGGTCATTTCTACGGACCCTCGTAGTACTGGCTGGGCCTTGCAGATTAACGGTAGCTCCTCGCTCACCGGTACTAACTTTACCTTTGAGACCAGTCTGGCTGGCGCGTCTGCCAACGTAGCGGCTGACGCATCAGGCATACCACAGAACACCTGGGTAAGCCTGGCAGTCACTAGGCAAGGTTCGACAGTCCGCTTGTTTTTGGACGGCGAGTTGGTGAAGACTGGGAGCATCAGCCAAGACGTATCGTCAGGTGGCAATGTCCTGACGATTGGAGCCAACAACGCTGAGTCCTCCTACTTCTACCCGCTGAACGGCCACGTAGAGGAAGTGAGGGTGACCAAGGGACTTGCTCGCTATACCGAAAGCTACTCGTTAGCCCGTGTAGCGTTCCCTGGCGTGACACCTGAGCGAACGGTCCTGTTGCTACACGGAGATGCGTACGCTTTGGCGGGTGACCCGTACCAGGCCTATGTAGCCTCCGCGGTGCTCTTCAACGACGCCGATGGGTCAACGTCAGCTGCGCCCAGGCTGGGCCCGGCCTTCAATCGTTACGGCAACGCCCTGGTCACTAGCAGCCGCCAGCACTTCGGCAATAACACCTATGAGAACTCGACTACTGACTCGGCCAGTAGCTTCAGAACCGCCGGCGTTCTAACCATCCCGGCAGCGGCTGACTTCACCTTGGAGGGTTGGGCCTACCTGACAGGTAGCGGGGGACTTCGCCATGCCTTCCAGTTCGGTAGCGTAGTGACCAACCGCACGGCGGTGTTCGTGAGCGGTGGTGTGCTTTACGGCTACTTGGAGAGCCCTGGCGGTATTTCGTCTGTAACGTCCAGCGTGGGTTTTCCGGCAGGGACCTGGGTGCATCTAGCCATTTCAAAGGTGGGTGGCAGCCTGTACCTGTTCCAGAACGGACTGCTTGTAGGCACCGGTTCTGCGGTCAGTAACGCCCTGGCTGCCACAAGCTCTGCGATTCTTGCTGTAGGCACCCAGAACTACTCGCCGGCGGGTGGCGACGAGTGGATAGGTAGTCTCGACGACGTGCGGCTTACTGTAGGCCTTGGTAGGTACACCCCAGAGTCTTTGCCAGACCTGCTGCCTCTGCGGTTCTCCGCAGTGCTTCTCGACTCCTCGTCGGTACCTAAGAACGTCGTGTCGATTGATGACGTAGCCCAGAACTACCTGACGAAGAAGTTTGGCACGAGTTCCGTGAGCCTCAACGGCAGTACGCAGTACCTGACGTTCAGTCCTTTGCAGGACCTTCAGACAACCTCCCGGGACTACCTGGTGGAGACCTGGGTCTACCCTACGAACTATGGGACGCAACACCGGCCCGTGTACGCGGTGAGTGGCGCCAACTCCGCAGGCTTTGCCTTCTCTGCCATCACCCTTTCAGCCTCCGGGCATTTGCTGTGCGTCCACCAACCAGACGTTTTCGGCTCGGCTGTCATCGCTGAGTCCGACACCACCGTGACTCTGAATGCCTGGACGCATATTGCCGTTGCTCGAGTAGGAGTGAACCTACTGCTATTCTTGAACGGTGAACTCTGCGGCGGGTCTTCCGGCTGGTCAGACTACCCGGTCGGCAACCTCAGCTACGCTGGGGTTGGAGCCTTGCCAAACGGCTATAGCAATGCCACGTTCGGCCGTTTTTCCGGCTTTATCGACGACTTGCGGGTTACTCGGGGGGCTACCAGGTACCTTCAAGCGTTTCGCCCACCTGTTTCTCAGTTCAGCGCCGACGTCGCAGATGACCCAGACTTCGCCAGCGTAGTCTTACTGTGCTCATTCAACGGCCCCAACGGTTCCGAGAGCCTAGTAGACGCCAGTCAGTACGCCCGAGTGGCCACAGTCGTCAACAACATCGCCGGCTCGGTATCCCTGGACTCGGCTAATCGTCGGTTCGGAGGCACTTCCTTGGGAGTTCACAATCTGACCTCTGGCGCCTGGTACGCCTCCTGGCCGGCAGACAGCGCGTTCAACCTGAACGATGGCGACTTCACGGTAGAGGCCTGGGCTTACAACAGCACAATCATAGGCTCCGGCCGCTCGTTGCTGAGCCGTCGGCTGGTAGGCGCGGCATCAGGGTGGGTCATGACGACCCACAGTTTTCGAGCGAAAGTCAACGGGGTCTGGAGCGACACAGCCCTATCCTGGGCCTTGCCAAGCGATGATGTCTGGCATCACCACGCACTCGTCCGTTCTGGGTCTACGCTGACCGCATTCTTGGACGGCGTGATCGTGGCTTGCCGTAGTGACGTAGCGACGATAGATGACCTGAACTTGCCGCTTCGGCTGGGCCAGGCAGACAACGTAGATGAGAACCGCTTCTACGGCTTCATCGACGACCTGCGCTGGACCAAGGGCGTGGCCAGATACCATGGGAGCTTTCAGCTACCGGTTCGAGCCTACCCTGACTACTGATCGTCGGGCCTGCCGCGCCTGACCCAGGCGCACAGTGCCGGCAGGTCTACCCAGGTACCACCGCCCGCCGGGCGGTGATACTCAACACCCAGATTCCAGTGCTTGCGCTGGATCCGGTTGTTCACCGCGGCCTCAGTCTCGCCAGTGAGATCGAGGTAGCGCTTGAGTGGGATGCATTCGGTGAGCTTGGCGATCTCATCCGGGATGTCCGAGATCACAGCGTCACCACCTGGTCTGCATAGCTATCAGCGACAGCTGAGTGGGTCACCAGCAGGATCTGATCGAAGTTGGCTGTGGCCAGCGTCGCCAGCATGCTGGCCTCGCGGTTGTCGTCGCAAGCAGCACCAGGCTCGTCCAGCACCATGAAGTCGTTGTTGGGTAGGAAGGTCTTGGTGAGCGCAATGCGGATGCCTAGGCCTAGGGAGTCCAGGGCCGAGCCCGACAGGCCTGTGATTGGCTTGCCGTCGACCTTGAAGCCGCCGTCATCCTTGCTGACCACCGACTGCACGCCGCGGATCTGGCTGAAGTAGTGGCTCACCGTGGAGAGGATGATCGACCACAACTTATCCGCGACCTTCGGCCGCGCAGCACGCAGCTTCTGCAGCAGCACGTTGTTCTGCGCCATCTCGGCCATGGAAGACAAGGCCTGGTCATGCGCTTCCTTGATACGTACCTGGCCGGCCACCTGCGCCGCGTGCACCCGTTGCTTGCTGCCGATGGCCTGGCGCCAGTTTTCGGCCTCGGTGGCCAAAGCCCTGGCCTGGTCCGCATGCTGCGCGGCCGCGGCCTTCAGGTCGCTTTCATGCTGGATGGCGTGATTGCCTTGGACCTTGGGTTCGGTGCTGCTGATGGCAGCCTGAACTGCGGCCAGTACCTCGTTGAGCCGGGCGACCTCGACCTCGAGCACTGACTTCTGGCCCTGGTCCCGGGCGGCCCGTTGCATCTCCGATTCCGCGGTTCGCAGCGCCGGCGCCGGATCGACCGCGCTGCCGCTCAGGTCCGGTCCAGTCCACTCGAGCACGGCAGGCACGCGGGTGTCGAGCGCCTTCACGTAGGCAGAGTGCCTTGAAGCGGTCATCGCAAACTTGCGGTCGGCTTGCTCAATCACGTCCAGCGCCCGCTGGTCTTCCTGCAGATTTGCGATCTCAGTACCGGCCTCGGCCAGTGTGATGCGGACTTGAATCAGCTCCTGGTCCAGGGCCTTGTTATGGCTTGCGACCTCGGGCACGTCCTTCAGGTCCTTGCCGCAGAAGACGCAGTTCTGCTCCTTGATGATCCGGCCCACGACCTGGCTCTCAACCAGCTTGGCCTGGTTGTAGCGGAGAGTTTCCCGTTTCAGGGTTTCGGCAATCCGGGCCACCTCGGCCTTGAACGTGGCCGAAGTGCCGTCCCAGGACGGGTCAGGTTCCACCAGCGCAAGTACCTCGCGCTGGGCGGCCAGGGCCTTGCCTCGGTCCTGGAAGGCAGCCAGGTCCGCACGCAGGGCCTCCACCTGTGCCGGAGTGGCGTTGCTGTCAGGCTTGAGCCTCGATAGCGCGTCCTGATTCCGGGCCAAGTCTGCCTGGGCCTGGGCAAGATGGGCCTTGCCGTTCTGCAGTTCCCGCAGGTGCCCGCGCAACTCATCAGCCGCCTTGGTCGCCTCAGGCACCAGGCCGGCTGTCTCCTTGCTGGCTTCGAAGGCGGCGCTGTACGCAGCCTCGGCTACCGCCAGTGACCGTTCCTCGGCCGACACGTCGAGCACGCCCGGATCGCTGGCGGCCAGTTGCTGGCTGAGGGTAGCGACCTGTTGCTCCAGGCCTTTGAGGCTGCCCACCGGCAGGTTTTCGTTGACCAGCTGGATGACCTCGTCGATCACGGAGAAGTTCGATAGCTGCTCGATCATCTGGGCCGTTGCCGTCGGGCCCTCTTCCAGCGCACCGCGCAGCGCAGCCTGGTTGGCCAGCATGAGCTTGCCGGCCATCTTGGGCGGCGCGCCCAGCAGGCTCTCGACAAAGCGGGTTACCTCCTTCTGGCCGGTAGCCACAAGCTTGCCGTCCACCTCGATCTCAGCGCCGGACTTGCCGCGGCGAATCTGAACACTGTTCTGGTTGACCTTCCAGTTGAGCACAACCTTGAGGCTGGATTCCTTCTCGCCCCAGGTCACAACATCGGCCAGCGGCTCCCGCAAGGCTTCAGACCCGAACAGGGCGTAGGCGATGGCCTCGAGCAGCGTGGACTTGCCACTCTCGTTGGCCGCCCGGATGGCGGTCAAACCCTTATCGAACGCGACGCGGGTGTCCCGCAGCTTGCGAAAGTTGGTGGTGTATACGGATTCAAACACTGGCGTTTTCCTTGGCCCTGTAGAGCTTCTTCACGACCTCACGCTCATGCTCGTCCAGGCAATCGAGCAGCGCCTGGAAAACGTCGAACGTCTTGATCTCTTCGAGAGTGACTTGGATCTGCTCGCCATCGGCGGCACCTGCAACCTTGACCGCGTTGGTGATGACCAGGGCCTTGGCTTTATTCCGGAACTTGGCGATGGCCGTGACCACCTCCGAGGCTTCCTCGGCCGAGGCCTCGCCCACGACCCGGATGAACTTCTCACCGCTGTCGGCAAGGGCGCGCCAGTCCTGCTCGGCATACTCGCCCTTGGCGAGCCAGGTGCACTCGAAGTCCAAGCCGTCCGGCGTGATGACCGCGCAGCGCTTGCTGTCGTTGCCGAGGCAGTCCGAGACCGAACTCGGGAACTGGTTGCCGACGATGACGACCTTCTCCCCCAACGCCTGCTTCTGCTGGTGCTCGTGGGCAAAGATGATGTGCTCCACCGGAGCCTTCGTCGCTTGCTCCTGGCTCATGTTGAGCGAGTGGTCGCTTTCGACGGCGAAGTGGTTGTGGTAGTTGCAGTGCACCAGCAAGTAGGCGCACTTCGGTACCGACTCGAGAGCCACGTCGAAAAGGTACTGGTTCGCAAGGTGCGGGATCACGTAGGCATCCCACTCATCAAGCTTCATCGGCGCGTCAATCACGGTCACGCGCTTGCCGAACTCAGCCACCAGGATCTTGCACAGAAATTGAAAGCTACTCAGCGTCGTGAGCGTCTTCTCCAAGTCATGGTTGCCAGGGACCAAGAGCAGGCGCTTGCCATCCAGCAAGTGCTTGCGCAGGATCTGCCACACGGCCAGCACGTCGGCCATGGCCACATGCCCGGTGTCGAACAGGTCGCCCAGAACCAGAAGGGCGCCATCGGCGCCCTGGACCACAGCATCGAGTTGCTCGTTGAGGTAGTTGCGCAACCCCCAGGCCGTGAACGGCGTGGTGCCAGCGGCGCGCTGGGCGCCGTTGTGGGTGTCATGAATGATGGTCAGGTTTTGCATAGTTGTCAGAGTTTACCAGGGGCCATGGCCCTGTCGATAGCCCCATCCATCAGGTGAACAGCCCCAGGCTGTCTAGCGCGGCCGCGCAACTGGGGTACGTCGGCAGTGCAGAGATGTCCCAACTTTTGCCTGGGCGGTGGATGTACGGCTCGATGCTGGAGATACGCCACATCTCGTGCTTGGTGTGGTGGACCAGGACGTAGACGCGGCCTCCGGCCCACATGCGCTTGCGTAGCTTCGCCACGCCTTCGGGCTTGTAGTTCTTGAACGGCAGCGTGGCGACCGCTTCGGTCTCCTTCACTTCGATAATGCCGAAGCAGCACGGCATGTAGAACTCGAAGTCGCCGACCTGCCGCGGAAAGCGCCCGCCAGCGCTATGCGCGTCGTAGTTGCGGTGCCAGTCGAAGGCCACGGTCTTTCGGTCGTAGGCCTCGAGGTACTTCTTCACCTCGTCTTCGCTGCTTTTGCCGCGGTTGGCTTCACTCCTCGTCGCCACGGGATTGCTCCTTGCGTTCCCGGATCGTGGCCGAGATGTTGAGATGGATATAGGTGCTCTGCAGTTCGTCCTCGCTGAGGCTCATGACCCGCTGTAGAAGGCGCGCACGCTGCAGCGTGATGACCCCGGCGAGCTCGACGCGAAAGCCCCCTTGCGTCTTGTAGGACAAGACCGCGTGGGCCTGGCCTCTCGGTGCCGAATCCTTCGGTAGCTTTGCTTTCCAGTCGCTCATTTGTTCCTCAAAAGGGGGTCGTGTCCCCTGTATGTGATTTCAGTCGCAAGCCCAGCCAGGCAACTGCGCCTTCGTCTTCCCCGGCTCGAACTGCTCTGTTGGCCTCGCCTTCAGGGTGCTGGTCACAGAGGGCTGAGCCCTTTCGGTGTGGCCCCCAGAAGTAGGCCCCGGCACACCTGCAAGGTACGCGATGGATACGCTCAAGATCGAGGTAAAAGCGGTCATAACCGCAGTCCCGGCACTTGCGTTTTCGCCTGTACCACTGCAGGGAGTGCTTGAAGGTGTTGCGTGTTCTGCATCGGCTGCAGCGGTAGATGTGGGCCATAGTGCGGCTTGCTCCATGAAGATATTTCCTTTGGCTAGGTTAGCCGCCATCGGCAGCACTCGCAAGTTGTAGTGAACGTGCAGGCCGCAGACCAGATCGCCTTTGAGCGGGATGATGTGATCCACGCTGTGTAGCGTGCCTGTCTCTTTGGTGAGACGCTTAGCGTCTCTGTAGAGCCTACGGATCAGGGCTTTATCGGCCCAAGGCGGTGTCGCCATCTTCACCTTCAGCCGGTAGACTTTTCCGCGGAAGTTCCCTCGGCTGATGCGCAGTGGGCACCCAGGCCTGAATAACGGTCCTGGGTGCTGTCCATCAAGCTGCAGCGATAGCTGTTCTGCTCTTGGCACGAGTCTCTTCCAGCTTTGCCATGCCGTAGGCCACAGCCTCGGCCGTGGGCTGCTCACCGATCTCGATCTGCTCGCCGAACGACGGGCCAAAGCTGATCGACGACTCGATGGGGATGGCCATGCCGCCATACGGCTGCACCATACAAGCGTGCATCTCCTGCAGGAATGGCAGCAGATCTTTGGTCGCCACGCTCCACACGACTTCGTCGTGGATGGGACCGATGAACACGCAGTCGTACTTGAAGATCAGCCGGCGCTTCCAAGCCGCACCGTAGGCGCGCTTGGTTTGCTCTGCGGCAGACCCCTGTACCTTGAAATTCACAGCCTGGCGTTCAGCCTTGCTGGCCACATAGCCGTCGCCGCTGTTGAGCGCTGCCTGCAGGTGCCGCACCGCGCCACCCATCGTCCGCACGAAGCCCTTGTTGCTGGCTTCGCTGATGACGTCGTCCTTCCAAGCCGCAGCCACGGGGAAGGCTTCTTCCTTCGCAGCCACGAAGACTTCAGCGTCCTCCAGCGGGATCAGCAGCGTCTCGGCGACCTTCTTGGCCATTGCGCCGTACTCGGTCGTGAAGTTGACCTTCTTGCCGTAGACCCGAGAGTCCTTCGCTTCAGTATGCAGCGGGCTGGTCTTGTCTTGACGGGCGGCCTCAAAGGCCTCGTAGCTCCACTCATGCGCCGGGTACTTCCACTTCGCGATCCCGAGGCCAGTCAGCGAGTGCATGTCGCGCTTGTGCTCGCCAACGTAGCAGGCCACCATGGCCGGGTCCTTGCTGTAGTCCGCGATGATGCGGAGTTCCTGCGAGGACTCGTCAAGTGAGGCGATGACCGCATCTGCGTGGTGGGGCACGATCACTTCCCGGAACCGGGGAAGCTGACCCTCGATCTTCGGGTGCTTTGGCAGCTGCTGCTTGTTCGGCCCGCTCTCGCTTGACCTCCGGGTATTGGCTTCGCACTGGTTCAGCGAAGAATGGAGCTTGCCAGTCTTCCAGTGCAGCAGGCCGGGGTACTTGTTGTAGTACAGGCTGCGCCGAGTCTCGACCATCTGCATCAGCTTCATCGCATTGAGGGCCTGCTTGTCATCCTCCTTAGCGTCGAACTTCAAGGCCCAATCGATGGCCAGCACGTCGGTCTTGGCCGACCCTTCACGCTGGCCGGCGGCCTTCATCACGTCCGTTGGCTTGTTACGAATGCGGATAGGCAGGCCCATCACTTCGTACATCAACCGGGCCTTCTGCTGCGGAGACCCACCATTGAACTTCGGTTCACCCTTGAAGTGGTTCTTGACGTAGGTGTTGAACGCAACCCAGGCCTGTGTCATCGAGCCGTCGTCGTTGTAGGCCGGCAGCTTGTAGCAGTTCAGAAGCAGCGCCGCCAAGGTGTCTTCCCCTTCAGCCGCCATCAGCGCCGCGAGCTTCTCGGACTTACGCGCCTGGGTGTCCAGGACCTTGTCTGTCACCAGGCTATAGGCCAGCTTCAGATCCGACGGCGTGCTCTTGGAGTCGAACACCGGGCAGACCGAGCCCTCCCAGCCGCGCTCCATGAGGTATCCACGTAGGATCGCCCAGGCCTCGTCGTAAGTCTTGTCGTCTTCCTTCGAAAGTTCCCGCATCTTCCCAGCCGAGAAATCAGTGCCCTGCAGGAACCCGGCGGCGCTCATGTAGGCCGCATCGATCTCTGTCTCGAGGTAGCACTGCCATGTGTGTTCGAGTTCCATCACAAGTCGGTAGAAGACGTGCAGCGCCGCAGTGCAGATAGTGTCATCAGCGCCGTAGCTGAAGACCTCCGTTGCTGGCAACTCGTTAATCTTGTAGAGCCGAGTCACGGTGGCCGGGGTGTACGAGGCGGTCTCGCCGGCAGCGTCAAGTTCCAGCGCCTGCTCTTCGGTGATCTCGTTGTTGCCCGCGTCGTAGTAGGCCGCCGGGATGTTGACCCTGACGAGGCGGCCGCCCTTGCGCATCTCGTCTTCCGGGCCGGTGCGGCTGCAGGTTTCCTTGTACGTTTGCTGCTTGTATCCCAGGTGGTAGTCAGAGCGGAACTTGAGCCCGTTCTTCAGGTTCTCGTCCACGTAGGACGCTTCAATCTTGGTATCGAGGCAGTTGGTCAGAAAGCCGTCGGCGCCGTTGTCCTCCTGCTGCGCGGACCACTCCTGGTACAGCACCGTGAGTTCGAAGCTCAGGTTCTGGATCACCTTCTCGGGCTTGATCTGGGCAATCAGCTGCCGCACAGCTTCGCTGGGCACGTTGCGGGTCTCAGCGTGGTCCACACTGATGTAGACCGTGTACTGCAGGTTGTCCCCGAACGTGAGGCTCAAGCCTGTCAGCGTGCTGCCCAGGACGTCGACGCCGTCCGGGTCTGGCGGCTGCTGGTTCTGCAGCCACTCATCGGACTCGGGCGGAGTCGATGTCTCGATGTCCAGTGCCACGAACGGTGAGCGCTGGCACTGCTGCAAGCAGAAGTCGCGCTGGGCTTCCCAGTTGTCCGTAGTCACGAGCCAGGACTGGCCGGCGTAGCGCTCCAAGCGCTCGTCGGTCACGCCGCGCACGAAGGTCTTCACCTTACCTGGGCGCCACTTCAGCTGGAAGCTCCGGCTATTGACCCACTCCGGGTGCAGCGATGCGAGCTTGAAGCTCTGCATCGTGCGCTCGGCGTTCTTGCAGATCAGCGCGATGGCCTTGTCTTCCTCGGCCTGGGCAAACAACGGGCCCAGCGAGCCGGCCTGCATCAAGTCCAGCAGGTGCTGCAGGCCTTCGTTGTCATACACCAGGCGGAAGCCGTCCCAGGTCTTCTCACCGAAGCCCGGGCAGCCTGGGATGTTGTCGCTGTCATCACCCACAAGCGACTTGTAGACGGTAATGAGGTGGAAGGGAAAATCGCCGTACTTGTTGTGATTGACCTTTCCGTTGATCCACACGTGGACCTTGGCACCCTGCTCGTTCGTGCCCACCAACGCTGCCATGTCGTTGTCGTGGGTGGCGATCAGGATGTCACGCTCGGAGTGCTTAGCTAAGTAGGCCAGCACGTCGTCGCCTTCGACCGTGTCCTGACTCACCGCAGTGGCGCCCACGTCACGCCAGGTCTGCTCGAGCATGCCCAGCATCTTCTGGAACTCGGCGTAGGCTTCGGGCGGCCGCGCATCGCGCTTACCCTTGTACTTCGGGTCAATGGCCAGCCGGCGACGCTTGCTGTTCTGGCCTTCGAAGACCAGGATGCATTCGTGGGGCGTAGCGCCTGCCGCCTTCATCGCACCCAGCATCGAGTTCATGGTGTTCTCGTAGCCATACGGTGCGGTGTTGATGTGGACTTCTTTCTCTTCGTGGAGAACCTTGTAGCCCTCCTTGTCTTTCGAGACCAGGAGGCCATTCCAGCCGAAGCTGGACATATCAAATGCGAGTTGCATTTACTTGTTGTCCTTGATCGTGTAGTGGTGCGGCTGCTTGCCCTTGTGCAGCTCGAGGATGGCCGCCGCCTGGCTGTTCAACTCGGCAAGTTCAAAAGAGACGCCGTTCATCGGACGGTCGTCAACCATGTTCCCCTGCAGCATAGAGTCGCGCAGCACCATGAGGCTTGCGATGGCCTTGTCCAGGTGGTGCATGCCGCTGTCAGGGTCGATGTCTTGGCCTTCCCACCATGGGACGATGTGCCGGGCGACCGTAGCGTCGAAGTAGACCGAGGCTCGAACGCCGGCGCCGCGGTAGTTGTGCCGGCCGTACTTCGCAGCGCCTTCGAGCATGGCCAGGCCTATGCGCCACAGCACACGCATAGGCAGGGTAGAGAAGGGCACCTTGGCAGTGCCAATGGCGTCCTTCGGGTTGGTCTCTTTACGCTCGCCCATTCTCAGCCTTGTTGATCTCGAATTTGAGTGTGTTGACGATCCGGCTTTCCACTCGGCGACTCAGCACCGCAGGCAGTATCCGACGTGGGTCGTAGACCCGTTTGGCAAAGTCTTCCAGGCGCATGTGAGTCGGCACCAGGATCTCCACGAGCATCGAGACTTTGAGGCGATCCACGTACTGCCAGTCCTCCATAACGCCCAAGGCCTCCTTGAACGCCGCCACCCGCGCCTTGCGCTTGAAGGCCTCGACTGACATGCGCTCCACCGCTTGCACAAGCTCCTTGCATAGCTGACCGTCAGACAAGATACGCAGCGTCTGCAGCGCGTAGTCCACACCTTCGAACTCTGGAAACTTCTCCAGGTTCTCGTGCAGCACGGAGCGCAGCCTGGCGATGAGGTCGTAGTGGCAAGTCATGGAGATGATGCCCCGGGGCATCTCCAGCATGCCTGCCACAGCGTTGGAGCAGTCAGCGTCCCAGGCCTCGGCGTACACCGAAGGGAAGCCGGAGACGACACCGATCTGGCCCCACTGAGTCTCAGCGTAGTAGTTGCTTGCGTCTTCGACGAAACCTATGATGCCGGCACAGGAGGTGCGGAATACCCGGGCCACTTCCATGGCAAACATGGCGCCAGTTGCGTGCGTGCCTACCGGCCAGTCCTCGGGTAGCGGAAACGCCATCTTGCGCTCGCCAACCGGGACCTTCTGAAAGACCAGGGCCATGCCGCGGTGGCCATCCAATGTGCTGAACTCTTCCGGAGCAAAGCGAAGAAGCTCCAGGCCTCGACGGTAGAAGGCGTGGAGTTCCTCAGCGTTAAGGGGCAACGGATAGTCCAGGTACTCGTGCAGAGGTACGCCCAGAAGCATCTGCGGGGCCTTCAGCGGTGGGGCCTGCCAGGGCAGGTCCGTGATGCTGATAGGCCCCTGCAACAAGTCCGCTGGGCTATAGCCAGCGTTGCTGAAGGAGGTGGCTATGGCCTCCGACAGTACGCGGGTTCTATTGAGCCTGGCCATTCCCCGCGCCCGCCTCCAGAACCGTCCGCTCGTTGGTCAGATCGCGGTCCAGCGTGGCCTGCAGGTCGAAGACCGCGCCACCGTTGCGCGCCGCGAGCTTGGCGTCGTTGACCATCAAGCACTGGCGCATAGTGAAGCCATGGCGCTGCAGCAAGACAACCAGGAGCAGCATGCTCGCTTCGAGGCCTTCCAGCAGGTCGTAGTCACTGATACCCAGTTCAGCCTGGGCTGACACAGCGGCCAGCCCGGTGTTGAGTAACTTCACCAACCGCGGGCCAGCGTATTCGGCCTCTCTGGCCTCGGCTTTCGCCAGAGACTTCATGGCCTTCTCGACCCAAGAGTCCAGCTTGCTCATGCTGATTTCTCGCTCGTCGCAGAGCAATGTGAAGTACCACAGCACGTCGCCGATCTCTTCGAGAAGGTTGACGGCGTCGAACGGCCGGCCGTAGGCCAGGCAGCGCTTGTAGATATTGGCGATCTCTCCGGACTCGGAGATGATGCCCAGTTGGGCGTGCTCGATCTGGGCGTCATGATCCAACTTTGCCGCGCGATTCCGCACAGTCACAAGGTATTCGGTGAAGTTCATTCAGATCTCCGCAGCGCGAAGCTGCATGAGTGAGTAGCGAAGGTCGTCGTCGATGCTGGCTTCCAGCAGTAGCCATGTGCGGTACTGCCTCGGCAGGCTCTCCAGTGGCCGGTCTTTGTGCTCGCCGAAGGGCATGGTATAGATCGTGTGGCGCGGCACGTTGAGCAGCGACAGCAAGTCGCGGCCGTCAAGCCTGAGCATCTGGCGCAAGCAGGCCTGCACCGTCAGCACGTCGTCCATGGCCCTGTGGGCGGATCCCGGGTCCACACCGAAATGCGTGGCCATCGTGCCCAGCCGGTGGTTCTCCAGCGCCGGCAGCAACCGGCGAACGTGCTGCAAGGTGCAGAAGGTTCGCTCGATGTTCAGTATCGGCGCGAAGAACGGCTTGTCGAACTTGACGTTGTGCGCGATGAAGGTGCAAGGATCCTCGATCCTGCCGCCCATCACGACCGAGACGTACTCTTCGATCGTCGGCTCGGTCAGCACGTGGTGGTCGTGTATCCCATGGATCTCCGTGGCCCCCGGAGAGATGGGCATCTCCGGGTCGATCAGGGATTGCCAGGACCGCAAGGTGTCCAGGCTGTAGGGGTCGATCTCAATGAAAGCGACCTCCACCGCTTTCGCTTTGTGGAGGCCGGTCGTTTCGGTATCACCGATGAAGTAGCGCATAACGCTCCAGAAGGAGGAGCCCCGTAGGGCCCCTTGGCTTAGGTTGCTGCCGGGGTGCGGGTGAATACCAAGGCGGTGTAGTCCTTGTTGGCCTTCTTCTGCGTCTCGGCCGAGCAGGTGGCCCGGATGAAGCGCAGCTGGTCGAGCATCATGCGCTCCTTGGCCACGTCGAACGCCGACTGGTTCGTATAGCGCTCGAAGTTGGAGCGCGTCGTCGGCGGGACGTCGATCTGGAATAGTTCGCCCTCGTCCACGTCTGCGTCCTTGTCGCAGTCCAGCAGAGAGACCACCAGGACCATGCGCTGGCTCAGGCGCGCATCCGGGTAATCGAGCTTCTTCAGGTTGGCGATGTACTCGGAGCACAGTTCGCCGGAGCCCTTGACGTGCACACCGTCGTCGGAGTAGCGGGCCAGGTCGCGGGCTTCGTCGGTGTCCTTGCCCGGGGAGATCATCCAGTTGTCCTGGTAGGACAGCAGTTCGAAGTCGATCCAGTCACCGAAGGTGCGCTTGCCGTCAGCGGTCTTGATCTTGCCGCTGTTGAACTTCAGGCGCACCAGCGTGTCCCAGTCGACGCGCAAAGCGTCCTTGATGGAACTGATGGCGGCCTTGACCTCGGCGATGCGGGCCACTGCGCTGTTGGTCGGCATGACCAGGCCGGTGCTGGTGGGCTTCGCCACCAGGCTGGAAGCGGCGGGAGCCGCCGCCGAAGCAGGAGCGGCGGCAGGTGCCGCGGCGGGAGCGGGAGCCGAGGCTTGAGCCTCGGCCGGGGCTGAGGCCACACCAACAGCAGGGGCAGATGCGTCAGGGCTCGGCTCGAAAGGAGCGGAGGCGGCGGAGGCGCGGCGTGTGAGTGCCATGTGAGTTTGCTTTCGTTACGATCAATGTTGACGTTGAGATGGCCTACCTGACCCAGGTAGGAGATTGCGATTATGTCACTAAGCTTTGAAAGGTTCAACCCCCATTCTTGCAAGCTCGTCTAGGTCGAAGATGAACGCTCCGCCTGGGATGTTCAGTTCCTGGCCAGGCCCATGGGAGATGAGCGCAGGGCAGTCCTTCAAGCCATGGAGAAAGGCATGGTCGCCAGGAAAGAGCGGCCGTTCAGAGGTCGACCGGCAGTAGGCGCGGTAGCGGTGATAGATCGCCCGGGCCGACAGCTCAATGACGGTCTTGCCGTTCACCGTTGCGTAGGCGTACTCCTGCTTCAGGCGCACCGCCATCGGCGATGAAGGGTCAAGGCTGACCGACATCGTGGCCACCTTGTTCAGCACCTTGATCCACTCAGCTTGAGTGGAGGGCAGCAGGTCGGACATGCGGTCGTAGACCGAAGCCTCCAGCTCGTCGAACTTCGCGTCGAACTCCTTGTCAAAGATGTCAGCAACCAGTTTGCGGAACCTCTGCAAGCCGAAGCGCACCACCGTGTAGTTGAACACCGTGCGCTCCTTGGCGCCCTGCTTGGCTTGCAGTTCCTGGTCCGACAGGCCGGCAACCAGGTCCTTCTCGTTGAGCATGTACTTGGCCTGGGCCGCATCGAGCAAGGCGTCGAACTCGGTGGTCAGCTTTTCGAAGCTGTAGTCGAGCACGATGTCGGAGGCCAGGTAGTGCCCAAGAGAAGACAGCACACGCTTGTGGCGCTCCGCGATATGGAAGCGGGTGCTCCACTTCATGGCCACACTGGCCGGTGGTCTCACCACTGTGCAGAGTACCACCCGCTCCATGACCGCAGCTTCCTCTTCGGCTGCTTCGGCGATCACCACCATCGGTGCAGCAAGCTGTGTGGTGTAGAGCGCTCGGTAGTCGTCGTTGTCCCGAGTGCCACCGCCCCGGGTGACGTCCCGGCAGTTGTAGGCATCCCGCATCATGAGCTTGAGCTTGCCGTGGATCTCAGTCGGCATCTCGTGTGGCTTGTACTCGTCGATGATGAGAGGAATCGAGGCCGATCCGGCCAAGTGCTGCTGCAGGGCGAAGAGCGTGGAGCCAGGGGTCAGTGTCTTCGCCTCCTGCTGGTAGAAGAACAAGGACATCAGCATCCTGTTCATCTCGGTCTTGCCAGCGCCTGCTGCGCCGTTGACGTGCAGAATCGGGAACTTGGTGTAGACCTTGTGGAACAGCATGCGGTAGAAGCTGGCGGTGTACCAGCCCACCAGCTTGGCGATCACGTTCGGCTGCTGGCAGCCCAGGAAGTTCTCCAGCACAACACGCAGCGTCTGCTTATTGTCTGCAGACTCTATCCAGTCGACCAGCTTGGGCGCGTCGCTGATGTCTGTCCGGAAAGACCCACGGGGATCAGGGTAGCCCTGGAAAGAGAACTCGTAGCCCTTGGCCGCGATCCGCGGCTCGAGCACCACACCTTTGCCGTCAGCCCAGACCATGAAGGGCTCGCGCATCTCAGGGTCTGTGTGGTTGACGATGTTGATGATGTCCAAGCCCTCACGGTTCAGGACGTACAACTCCTTGCCCTCCTTGCGGCCCTTTTCTGCGACTCGCATCATCATCCCTCTCACGTGTTGATCGCTTCCCTGCAGGGCATGCGAATGGCGGCTGGCGAACTTGTTGAAAGCCTGCAGGCCGCCGAAGATGTCAAGCTCCAGGGTCTGTCGGCCTTGCGGCTTGCCGTTGATGAGCACGTCGGCCTCGTAGCAGGAGACTTGCCCCGTCTGTGGTGAGCGCAGAATGTGGACCTTGTCAAACGAGATCGCGCAAACGCGCTTCTTCCCTTCCTCGGTGTTGGCGTACAGGCCGTACTTCGTCAACTGCACACTTGCGGCAACATCGGAGTACTCGTCCAGAGCTTCCTCTGTTGCCTGGCTGTCTGGGGCTGTGCCGTCCTCAGCCTTCTTGATATTCTCTTCGACCTCGGCCTTGCTGACCGGGATGCCATCCAAGTCCGGCGCGTCGTGGTTGAGCAAGGACTTGAGTCCACCGATCGAGAACTCGTAGCACGGGTTCCCTTCGATGTACCGGTGCATGCGAATCAACTCAGCCCGGCGCTTCTCCGGCGTGTTGTACCGATGGCCGTCGCTGCTGTGCACGCTGCAAAGGCCCTCAGCCTTCTCTGCAAGCTGCTGCTCAGTCCAGCCCATAGCCTCGGACACGATGGCAAGCTGCAGCGCGATGGGGTGGAAGCCTGCGTCCGACTTGACTCCCCGGCCTTCCAGCAGCGCCTGCAAAGATGGCAGGTCGGTCTTCCTCAGCACTGAAGGGTCGGTGTTCTTCTTCTTCCGCTTGGCCAGCCGGTCAGCCACGTCCTGCTGCGCCTTGTCGAACATGACCATCAACTCCATGCAGAGCTTCGGAGTCTGCGCAGCAGGCAACAGCCGCGGTTCTGCGGTCAGCACGCTGTAGGACTCAACGGTGACGCCCTGCAGTTCCTCGTAGGTGATAGGCACTTTGTAGTGCCCGTTCTCCCGCTTGACACCCGGTGAACGCCACATACGGCCGCGGCCGCCGGAGTAGACCCGAAAGTCCAGGTGGTCAACGGCAAGTGCAAAGGCCAGCTGCTTGTAGACCGTGGGCAGGTACTGCACGCCCTCCTTCGGGATCTTGGCCATGAAGCAGGCCATGGGGATCTCCAGGTGAAAGCCCCGGCCGCCCGTGGCGTACAGCTGGGCGCTGCCCATGTCGAAGCCCTTCTCCTCGAGCATCAGACAGAGCTTATGCACGTCCTCCGAGACGGCGACCATGTCGGTCCCGTCCCAGTCGAAGTACAGCGGGCCGCTGTACTTGAGCTTGTGCCGATCTTCGCTCGGCAGTTCGTCGGCCAGCTGGCTGACTGCCAACACCGTGAAGAACGCCGGATGCTTCTCTTCGGTGAGTTGAGCCTGGTAGGCGAGCGGGCACGGCTTCCACGTTTCCTCTCCGCCCGTCTCCTGGTAGTACCTGTATTTGCTCATGGTCCTTCTTGGGGCTAGCGGCCGTGGATCGCATCACGCAGATCTTTGAAGCCACCTTGAACTTTGTTCGCAAGGGCGTCGTTGTGCAGCAGGTTCTGGTGGAGCCTTACCTGGATGGTGTCTTGAGCGATCGCTAGCCGGATGTTGGGCACATAGAGTTGCCCATCACGGGCCACTCGGCCCACACCTTGAACGAACGGCCAAGGAACCACGGGTTCCTCAATCCACAGAACTTCCTTGCACACGTGCTGAGGGTTCCAGCCTGCCCCACCGGACCCCGGCTGGGCGATGATGGCCCGGCATTTCGGGTCGTCGAGAAAGCGGGCGATGTTACGCGCCTGCTGCGCTCCTGACACCTCTGAGTAGCAGGCTACCGTGTCGTACTTGGCCATGAACTTCGTCACAGCGCGGCTCGTCATGATGTAGTAGGTGAAGATGATGAGCTTGCTAGCTGCGGGGTTGAGCAAGTCGATCTCGTCAGCAACTGCCTCGATCAGGTCGAAGACCGCTGGCACGCACTTCTCGTCTCCGCTGAAGTGTGACCAGTTGCAGATGATCTGCTGCGACGCGTTGTACAGACGGCCGGCTGACGTGGCGTCGATCTTGCCACCGTCCGGGAGCAACAGAAGCTGCTCGTCGACCAGCTGGTTGTATAGGCCCAGGTGCTCCGGAGCCAGGTCGTAGTGGATCGGGATGTAGTTTGGCTGCTTGAGATCCTTCAGCACATCGCCGCTCAGCCGGCGTGACGCCTGCAGCATCAGGTTGCTCTGCATCATCTCCAGGTTCTGCCACTCCTTGACGTTGCCGAAGAAGTCACGATCTGCCACGTGCAGGTTCTCAAAATGCGCCTGGCTTCGGTACACGCTCGGGGTCTTCAGCTTCACGTAGCCGTAGGCGTCACCAGGTGACGAGATGGGAGTGCCTGTCAAGACCTGCAGCTTCTCACCCTCAGAGAACTCCTTCACAGCCTTGTAGTTGGCCGTGCCTACGTTCTTGACCGAGTGGCCCTCGTCCACCGTGAGGTTTTTGCTACGCCCTTGAAGCTGGCGTTGGATGTGAGGCAAGTCGCTCTTGAACATCTGGATCGACGTGAGGATCCACTTGTACGCCTGCAGGTTGATCGCCTGCCGCTTCACAGGTGCGCCGCGGTAGGCCACGACCGCACCGACGTCGTGCAGCGACTCGAGCCAGCGCTTCCACTGAGGCACCAGGATAGGAGGCATCAGGACGATGTTGTGGGCACAGTCCCAGGCCAGGCTCAGGACTGTGCTCGTGGCGGTCTTGCCTGTGCCCACCTCGTTGAACAGGCCGACGCGGTCGAACGGGTAAAGCTCCTCCACGTCTTCGACCTGGTCAGCGCGGAGTTCGAAAGGGATCTGGTGGTACTTGAGCAGATCTCCGAGGTTGTCAAAGTCAGGCACGCTTCGGCACCTTGGGTAGTGTGGCAATCACCTTGGGCTTCCAGGCCCGTCGCTTGAACTCCTCCAGGTTCACACGGAAGGCCAGGTCTGTCAGAGGCTCACCGCCAACCGTGATGTTCGGTGCGACGACGAAGGCCCACTGAGCCGTGGCGGTGTGCTGGCCGAGCGGTGGCACACCTGACGGCTCCCCGGCGGCCAGCCAGGCAAGATTGAACATGCCTGGGTGGGTGTCAATGAGGTTTGCCCACCCACGGCCATCTTCGTCGAGGTAGCCCCAGAATGGAACGGAGGACCACCACCAACGGCGGCGGCAGTGCTGCAAAAAGTCAACGGGGGTCATCTGCTGCTGCTGCTGCTGCTGCTGCTGCTACTGCTACTACTGCTCTTGCGGCGGCCAGGGCTAGCCTGCCGCTCTTGTTGATGCTCTGGTGTTCGATGATCTTGCCTGTGCTATTCTGGTACGGACTCGGGCGTCCGACCGTGTCCACAAGGCCGAGACCTTCCATGCTGCGGTTGACACCTGGGTTGAACTGGTTCCGGGGCAGTGGCCCAGGCATCAGTCTGGCCAGCGCGTCACGTACTGCCGGAGTGATCTTTGGTGGCATTCAAGCGGCTCCACTTGTTGCAGGTCCCGGTACGCTTCACGGGAAAGCCTCCGAGGCCGCATCGCAGCCCCACATCCACAGCGCTGGCTTTCAGCCGCGCTGGGTCGTCAGGATACAGCTTCAGCGCCCAGTCTGGGGGCTGGCGTTGATATTGGAAGTGCCTACAGCTGGAGCAGACTTCGCGTTTCACGCGGTAGTTCTGCTCCAGCATGGCGTCATGGTGCGACGCCTTCGGCCGGCCTCGGTCAGCCAACGTCGAACGGGACTTCCTGGACCCGGACGCAGTCGCCTTCCGGACCCACAGCAGCAAACCACACGTAGCCAGCGGCCTGCTGGTTCCTGTTCAGGCTGATGCTGATGTCTTCCAGCCGGTCACGTGACATGATGCTGGCAGCCTTCGACGCACTGCTGAGCGCCCGGCTCAGCGTACCGTCGCCGGCAAAGACCCTGACCTCGACGTCGGCGTGGCGGTCATCGACCACCATAACCAGACATTTGCCCGGACTCACTTGGCGTCCTTGATCGCCGCGATTGCGGCATCCTGCACCAGTTTGCGGATGCTCTCGTGGCGGTCGTATCTTTGGTTGCCGAGCACCTCGTTGAATGCTTCGTCGACCTTGCCTTTCAGCAAGCTGCGGGCCTCGCGCTCGGCGGTACCCGTCCAGTCGATGCGCTGCAGAGCCTTGCTGATGACCTCCTTGGCGTCGGCTTGAATGATCTCTCGGCTCAGCGCTGCGATGGCGGCGTCGCATTGCGACTTGACGGCGTTGCGCAGCGCTTCGTCGTTGATCTCGATGACGAGCTTCATTTGGTATCCCTTTCCAGTGCTTCTTTGGCGTCGATGGCTTCGCGAAGCCAGTCAACATCTTGGCGGTGGATGTAACTTGTCTCGATTCTCACGCCTTTGCCGCGCAGCCTGTAAAGCTGGGCTATCAGCCGTTCCGGCTGGTCGTGAATGCAGAGGCCGTCCAGCATCGCACGGATCTCCTTGTGCTCGACGGTCAACTTCCTCGTGTTGAGCCAGCCAAACAGCTGGCCCAGACCAAAACGGATGACCCCATACACGGAGCCCACCACGGCAACTTTGTACACCAGGTAGCCGCACAGCACCCATACCGCCAGCGTTGGTAGATTGGCCACTGCATCGATCAGAAACTTGATATCTTCCATGTCACACCCTCAGGCCGAGTTCGGCCTCACGTTCCTTGTTACGGACAGGCAATGGCGCCCACCCCCAGAAGTGCTCCCCGTACGCTCCGTACCAGTAGCCCTTGACGCACACACCGTGCTTGGTCAGGAGCAAGACGGTCTTCCCCTTCGGGGCGACCTCGTATGCATAGGCACCGCCGCCGGCGATGTACCCCTTGGCGCTCCCGGTCACGTGTCGTCCGACACGTAGACGCCCACGATGGGGTGGGTCTGCCCCACCACCTGCAGGACCACCGGAGCACCGCGCAGGATTGCCGCGATCTCTTCGGCATCGGGCTTCCAGAAACTGGACATCACCGTCAGGCCATCTTCACCCTTGCTGATCGTCACCGGCAACGCCCCAACGTCAAGCGCCTTCTGGTCCCACCCCTTCGGGGCGCCAAAGACGTGGTTGTTGGTTTTGTGTTGGATGAACCTCATACGGGAAAGGCCACGAGCTGAAGGCTGTCAGCGAAGCCCAGAAGCCCTCTGGGCTGATCCTGATGCTCCCAGGTGTTCATGGCTCGGTTCAGCAGGCTACAAACTTCGCTGGCTGTCAGCGACACAGTGGCAACGACTTTGCCTCCATGCGTGAACTGCAGCAGACCAGGTTGTTCGTCTGTTCGCATCAATTCGCTCCTTCGGTAGAGACCATGTCATCCGCCGCGGTGTGGATTTCGTCGTACAGGTCCTGCTCCAGGACCAGCTTGGCCACCTTGCGGAAGGCTTGGTCGAAGCTGAGCGTCGAGGCCACTGCCCGGCGCTCAGCCTTGCGCTTGGCTAGCGCAGTCTGGATGGCCCGCAGGGCTCGATTCACGCCCAGTTGCTTCTCGACCAAGGCGTCGTACTCGGCCACAGGCAAGTGGCCCTGACCCATGGCCACGCGCCGCCGGGCCTTGGTCATCTCAGCCTTGATCGTCTGCGACTGGCCATCCATACGGCCCTTGACCTCCAAGAGTTCCTCTCGGGTCATGTCTTCCCAGTTGCGTTTCATGCGGTGTTGGTCCGGTCAGCCAGGTATCGGAAGTAGCCGTCGGTGCACTTCGGGTCATGCTCGTCTTCGGCGTAGTAGCGCAGCACAAGGTCCCGGAGCGTAGGTTGGGGCTGCCCTTGCGGCCTGGGCGGGACTTCTGGGTCCACCAGGCGGGCCACGGACACCGCCACGGCTTGGCTGGCGTGCATCGAGGTTGCCCGGGTAGCCCAGAGCGGATCGACCTTCCTTAGGGCTAGGGCGACGCGACGCCACCCCTGCAGTTCAGTCTTGGGCTCACTTGGCTCCTTCCAGGCAAGATGCAGGTTACGCACCAGGTGGAAAAAGCTGTCATGTGCATCATGTAGTTTGCGCTGCTGGGCCTTGCTCAAGCGTTTCAGGCTTCCCACTTCGGAGAGCATCAGTTGGAACTGCTGCGCCGCTTCCAGCGTCAGCGTTGTCTCGTCTGGGTTGAACATACTCGCCTCTTTCCTTGGCAGCCCGGTCTACGCAGTGCCTGGTGGTTGTGACTGGCATCTTGAACTCTCGCGCCGTCGCCGCAAGTGTGTGGCCTTGCACTACATGGTAGATCCAGACTTTGTGATCTCGCTTGTGCCGCTCGCGGCGCTTCTCCGAGACCTTGGCCATGCGCTCGATGCGGTCCGTACCGATGCGCTTGGTCACAGCCTCGTATACCTCGTAGGTCCTGAAGCGGTGCTCGTTGTCACAGATGCGGTCTCGCCGAGACCGCTCTAACCTGGGCTCGTCTCTAGTGGCAAGCACGCGCGACAGGGCCCCACACTTCCGGCACCTCAAGGCTGCTGAACGGCCGCCAGCGCCAGGCTGCGTTGGACCAGGTCAACCATGTAGGACTTGGAGACTTCCAGGGTCTGCCACTCGTGCAGGCAGTTGACGCAGCTGTAGGTGCGCTCGCCATCGACATGGGCATCAAGAGTGATGGCGTTGCTCTCACACTTTGGGCAGTGGTGCATTGAAGCTGCTTTCTTTGACAGCGCGTTGCCCACCGACGTGGCGGACTTCGAGGATTTTCTGGGGAGGCGTGTGCGCTCGGATGTTGCCGGCCTCGTCGACAAAGTCATCCTCGTTGACCAGGTAGAGATCGTATGGCATCTCCTTGCCGGGCTTTTTCGTCAACCTTGGGTAATTCTTGCGTGCAACCGCCACGGCCTCGCCGGGCTTCTTGCTCCGCCCCCAGCAGTAGGGGGCGAGGCACAAGAAGATCTTGCCTTCCGGTGCCACCAGGCTCATGCCGGCGATGTCCCGTTCAGGAGGGCCAGGAACTCCACCTCGGCCTTCAGGTAGTTCTTGCCCTTGGTAGGCTGGCCTTGAAACTTCACGCGGTCACGCCAGGCCTGCTCGACCGCCGTGCGGACGGTGACTTGCTTGTCTTCTTGGTTCATGCGATGCCTAGGCCGCCAGCCCAGGCCTCCCCGTTTCCGTTGGGGACTTCAATCCTCACGACAAAGCCGCGAGGGTCGTTCTGCAGGCAGACCTTCGATCCTACCCAGGCCGCGGTGAGTTCCTCACCCATCGCAAGAAGTTCGGCCCTGGTGACTTTTCGCGCGTCCCCAAACGGAAGTCCGGAGGCCCAGGCATAGTTGCACAGGTCCTCGTCCTGCTTATGCTTGACCATGGCCACAGCGCAGATCTGCGACAGCAGCGCTATGAACTCCTCAGTCTTGGGCACTGACGGGTCGAGCCGGTGCAAGTTCGCCTGCGCCTGCCGGCCGCGGCCGGTGATCTTTCGGACCCTAGCCTTCATTGACAGCCAAGGTGTACGTCGTGCCTTCTATGCCGACGGTCTCCCCGCAGGCCAGGGCCTGGATCTTGAGGTGCTGCCCGGCGTTCATGGTGTTGTCCGGGTCCAGCTTCTCGGCCAGAAACTCACGTGCCGCATCCGCGTCGGTGAATAGCACCGCGTCCTCGGCGTCTGAAGAGAAGGCCATCCAGATTTCCTTATCGCTAAGGAAGTACTTGGCCAGTTCTTCCCAGTCGACGGTAGCCATAGCATCTTTGATGATGCCGTCCCACAGGCCGTTAACGACGGGCCTACCGTCGTTCACGATGGTTTCGATGTCCAAAGCCAGGGCTTCGATTGCGGCATTCCGTGCTGAGGGAGCGTGCGACTCCTTATCGCAGGCAACCTCGAGTGAGTCAACGGCCTGTGCTTCGCACAGGCGGTAAAGCCTGGCGTCATTAGCCAGCCACAGCCCAATGCTGCGAGTGATGCTGTTGCTCATGCGCGAACCAGGTAGTGGTCACCAAGAATGTTGACGGACCGGTAGTCTTGCCGCAGGGCCTGGGCAGCCTTATCCCAGTCGATGCAGTCGTAGGGCCAGCCGACAACCGGCCCCAACTGACGCGCGAGGTCCTCAGCGAAGCCTCCGTAGAAATAGTCTTCGCGAACGAATAGCGCAAATACGTTCCAGTAGGCCTCGTCCAACACCGACTGGAGACCTTCGGCCTCTTCCACGGCCTCAGCAACTTCCTCAAGGGTGTCATTGCTACCGATCACCTTCTTCAGGTCGAGGATCGCAGCACGGATTTCATCCGAGCTCACTGTCTTTCCCAGGTTAGCCAAAGCGCTTCCCTTCCGCGGTAAATGTGTATCCATTGGCCTCGATCGTCTCGGCCACAGCTTCGTCGGAGGTGAGGTAGTTGTACTCAGCCTCCAACTGACGGTAGATCCATTTGGCGAACGCCCGGAAAGCCTCGGTGATTCGGGCTTCAGCCGCCACCGTCGGCAAGTCGTCCTGCTCTTCGTCCGGCAGCATCCACCAGAACTCGAAGTCCATCGAGAACTCGTGGCAGTAGTTGCCGCGCTTGGTGATGCTGGCCTGCAGGCCGTGCTTCACTGAGGCTTGAGCCTCGTCCAGGTCCTGGGCGATGCGGAGCAGGTCCTCGTCCTGCGGCGCCCAGTCCTTGACCTGGGCCAGGGCGCCCTTCGTGCCAGCGTAGCGGCCCGCAAAGCAGGCTCCATCGCCCTGGGACCCGAAGCCGCTGAAGAAGATGCCACGCTTGTGGTCCTTCGCGTCGAAGGGCTCGATGTCCAGGCCCAGGCGCTTGGCAATCTCGTAATTATCCTCGAAGCCCCACCAGTCGAAGTCGAGGTCGCCGTCGTCGCGCCACCAGCCGCGGGCCTGAGCCTTCGCGGCATCACTCAGTTCGTCGTAGTGGTAGACCGTGGTGGTGATCTGCTCAGGCATTGGATGCCTCCGTCAAGGTGTCGCAGAGGCTGTCCAGCATGGAGACGAGGCCGTCCACTATGGGTTGGCGCATGCCCTTCTCGATCGCCTGCTTGGCCAGGTCGCGGGCAGATCCCAGCACGTCACTGGCCGCCTCGAGGCAGCCCAGGATCTCCTGCAGCCGGTCGTAGGTGTAGGCGCCCGGCGTGGTGTCCGCCATGGCCTCAGCGTCGTCGGCGATTGAAGAAAGGTCGACCTCGGCATCGCCGATCCGGTCATGGAGGTCCACGCAAAAGGACTTGTCCATCTCGTTGGTAAACGTGGCCTGCAGCAAGCTGCTCATGGCCCCACACTCAGTTTCGACAGCTAGGATCTGGCCGCGGATGTCTTCGATGCTCATGTAGATCCTTCAGTGAGCGTCGCCGCGTTCTTCGCGGCGAAGCAATTCCTTAACCTTGAGGAGGGAGTAGAGCCTGCGCCCTGGGTTGGACAGGACCAGGCTCGGTGCCAGACATCGTCTGGCCACCAGGCTCCGCAGAATCTCTGCGGGCTTGCCGACACGCTCCGCAATGTCGGCCAGGGTCATCTTCGGACCCGCGTCAACGCTTGCGGGTCTTGCTTTTGGGAGGTGGGTCACGGCGCAGCGTTTGCATGGCTTCGTATGCCCAGTCCGTGAACCATTGGAGGTTCCATTCCTGGGCCTGCTGAAAAGTCTGGTCGTCATCGAAGACCACTTCGAAGCCCGAGACGCTCTCGAACCATTGGCACCAGGCAACCTGATCTTCTGCCAATTCTGGGTAGACCGCTTTGTAGTCGATCATGGTGCCTCCTGGCTATTGGGGTTTTCCCTGGGCCACTGCGGAAACGAGGCCACGAGCGTGCGCTCCACGCGGTAGACCTCGATCGGGCCATCGGCCTGGTATTGCATCAAGTAGCGGCCCATCTCGGCCATGGCCTCAGGCATCGTCGGGGCTTCAACCGCAGCAACAAGCTCCCCGTTGCAGTGCATCTCTGCTTCGTATCCCATCAGTGCACCTTCTCCACAGTCCAGCCGCCAAAGCGTTGGTCTTCTTTCACCACGATCGGCATATCCTTGTATCGAGCGTAGGCCAGGATCACCCACAAGGTTCCGCCGGTGGCACTGAGGTAGTAGCCGTCTTTCTCGAACTGCCTGGCCAGCTTCTTCGCTGTGGCCCGGCGTAGCGGGATGGGCCGGCCCATCGTCGGCCACTCTGGCCGGGGTTCGATCACGTGGCGCCCGTCGCCCTCGACGACGTAGGCAGCATCACTTGTCTTCGAACAGCTTCTCGACATGGGTCAAATTACTCCACCGATTTTCGTCAGGCTGCCATTGCAAGCAAGAGCAGCTGAACCCGTTGAGATGCTCACGCATGACCCAGCGAAAGCCGTCGCCTGTATCCTGGTATACCGTGCGCAGGACGCGCCCAATGCTCACGGGAGCCGGAGTGCCTTCAGGCATGCCTGGGTTCTCCAAATTCACTTCCATGCCTACTCCTTAGCCCTAGAGAAAAGCCTGGGCGCCGCAAACTTGCGCGCCTTCCGCCCGTGGACTGTGATGACCACTGAGGCCCTATTGCTTCGGCCGTCGGCCGTGCCGTTGCATGCACCGCACGCGATGCACGTGAGGCGCTTGCCCGCCTCTTCGCTGGCCGGGCAGACCATCTCACGCACTCCGGCCCCAGCCTTGGGCGTGCGCACACGGAAGTAACGCAGCCCCAGAGTCTGGGCCAGCGTAGCTTCAGCATCGCTGTCGACGCTGGCCATGCAGAGTTCGGTGACACCTTGCCACTGCTCCAGGGGCAAGTCTCTGTTCTGCCACTGGTGCGTGTAGCCTGTGTGGCCTGCGGCCTTGGACACCAGGGCCTGCCAGACCCTGGCAGGCACAGCCATCGGGTCCCCATAGGAGCCCAGGCGGACCATTCGGCCCTCACCCAGCACCGAGGGGTCTTCGTGCAGAGGGTAGCCGCCGCGGCGCCACTTCTTGTAGACCACGGCAGGCCCACGGTCTACCAGCACATAGCAGGCACCGCCGCGGCTGGGGCGCCAGGCACACTCTCCGCACACAGAGACATCTGCGCCCGAGGCTACAGCCTCAGCCGGGTGCATGTCCTGGCGCAGGATGTATGTCTGCACCATGTTGCCTGTCTTCACGTTGGCGCTCGCCTTCAGGGCAATGGCCATGATGGGCGCCGCGTCAAGCAGCGACGCCCCTTGCCAGATGACGTGGCCCGTCGTCATGTGGGTTCGTCGGCGAGCCAGCTTCGCGGCACGCAGTAGCATGCAACCATACCGCCTATAGTCGGCATCTCTTCGCCTTCCAAGTAGAAACCCCCATCGAGGTCAGCCGCCCCGGGCACGTAGGGACTGCAGGCCCTGTTGGCATGACCGGCTGGCCCGGCGAACACCCACAGCAGCGGCGCACCACCCAACCAGTCAATCCGATAGTTGACGCCGTCATAGACGCCTTCGATGATCGGCTCGCTGATATCGATGTTGTCTCGCCGGCGCTCGACGTGTTCCTCGACAAAGGCATCCTTGTCCGGCTCCTGATTCTTGAACCCGAACCAGTTTTGCTGGAAGATCTCGGAGTCGAAGCCCACCTCTCGGTCAGCGCCGCTCTCAGCGGCGCTAATGCAGCACTCCTCCGTCAAGGCTTCGTATTCGCCCTCGGCCTCGGCCACCAGTTCAGTGACGGCCGCCTCGTAGCTGACGTCCTTGGCGTGCTGGCCATAGAACAGGTCATCCAGGCACCAGGGCTGTAACGAGTTGAAAGAGATCACGCCGTAGGCGAGACCAGTGGTGGGGTTGTAGTCGGGCATCGTTGCTCCTTAGGGCTAGGTACGCTCACACCTCAAGCCACCACGCGGCCCGAGGCTGAGAAGAAATATGTCAAGCAAAACTTGTCATCTTCGAGCCGCGCAACCGCCGGATGTGCAGCCACTCGCCGTCTGTGAGACTGCGTAGCTTCACAGCGTCACCCGCTCAGCCAGCGCCTGGCTGATCTCACCATTCCGGGACAAGCTGTCGACGTAGTCCGAGAAGGCGCAGCGTGTGTCGGTCACGTGCATGGTGCCGTTGCCGCTGTAGTCGGGGGTCTTTTTGCGCTCCGCGTCGGGGTGCGCTTCCCAAAAGGCAGCGCGAACCTCACGCTGCGCGGTGTAGGTAGGCTTCACAGCGGGTAGCCCACCCGCTTCACGACCTTGCAGTTCACCACCTCGACCGTGTCTCCGACACGGATGACACCCTCCCGCCGGCTCATACCAGGTTCAAGGTAGTGACCCACCAACTGTTGCAAGCCAGGTAGGCGTCGTAATCCTGGTAGAGATCCTTGGTGCCTTCGTAGTGGCTCACGCGGAGCCGGTACAGCTGCCGCTCCGCGTGGAGGTTTGCGTTACCGTGGTCCACCAGCACAGCCGCGACGCACTCGCTGTTGTTCTTGATGACGATGACCTGTGTAGCTGCGTTGGGGCTCATGCTTCGAACCCCGCCTGGAAGCCGAAGTAGGCGATGTCCACGTGGCCACGGCTGCAGAAGACCATGTCGAAGTCGCAGGGATTGACGAGGCCTTCGATGTACCCCTGCGCCTTCCGGTCTTCGCGCCAGGCTTTGGCCACTTCAGCCCGCGCCTTCTTCAGTGCAGCCAAGGCCTCGGTGTAGTTGTCGCCAGCCGGCACAGACACCAGTGCCACATGGAAGGGCCAGGCGTGCACCCAGTCGGGCGGGAACCTGTAGTGGAGCACCACCGTCCAGGGCTTGCTGGCCCTCACGACAGCGTCTCCGACTTAGCCTCTTCACCCAGGGCGCGCAACGTGGTGGCCAGCAAGGTACTGGCACGGATCGGGCTCATGCCCGAGGCGATGAGCAGGCGCTTCGCGTCCTGCATGGCCTGCAGCCCCTGTAGATTGGTCTGGCGCACGGCACTGCTGAAGGTGCGGATGATTTCGTGTTCGATATCGTTCAAACGTCTTCCTTAGGGTTGGGGAAAGGCTTGCGCTCCAAGGGGAACGAGGCTAGTCGGATCTGGCCCATGCCCTTGCGAATGTAAATATGCTGGCGGTGATCAAAACGAAAGGCCAGCATGTCACTGGCCAGGTTGGCCTTCAGGATCGCCAAGTCTTCGGTGTGATAGAACGCCCATCGGGCGGCCTTGATGGCGCGGCCAAGGTCGCGCCAGGTCTAGCGCAGCGGGGTCACCCCACCACCGCCATGTCGCGCTCGCAAGTATTGAACTCCAGCCCGTGCTCCACGGCTAGGTCTTCGGCCTTCTGCAGAGCATCCTGCTCCGACTCGGCTTCGATTTCCACCATCGTGGCGTACGTCTCCGTGACGGCCACTTTGTACATTTTGGTCATGCTATTGTCTCTAGATTAGCTCGAACGTTATGCGCCTGTCTCGGAATGGGTGAGCTTCACCGCATGCCAAGTGCCTAAAACCTCGTCTGCCGCCGTCAGCCAGTCTTGCGGCAGCGGGTGCGCTTCAGCAGGGCCAGCGCAGCGGCACCCTACTCCACCGGGTTCACTGCGCTTCGCGCAATCTCAATGAGCAAGTCTCGGAACTCAGGCGGTGTACCGTTGCGGATCGCAGTCTTATCCTTGCCGCCCACCATCGCCATCATTCCAATGCGCCGCGCTTTCGCGTATCCGGGCAACTCCACGGCGCGCGGGTGTAGCCGCTGCGGTGTCTTGCCCCAGCGCAGTTCGGGCAGCAGGCGCTTTTGCACGCCAGCCACAAGCAGCCATGTTCCTTTGCCGGCAAGGTGCCCGTAGTGGCCTTGGTACACGCAGCACGTCCACAAGCCTGGCGCGGCCTCAACCCACCCACCTTTGCGCGGCGGCTTCTTCAGCCTGAAGTACGCCCACGCATGCGAGTCCATCGGGTGTTCAAGCACGCCACCGTTCAGACGCAGCGCCGCCAGTGCGGTAGCAAAACACCCATCGTCGGCGCCCAGCTTGTACTGGTGCGGCTTGCGCGTGCTGCCGTGCCAGAACCTGCCCCAGCGCTGGCAGGGCAGGTGCGCCACTACCGGGTGCGGGCCTGCATAGGTACGGGCATCGCGGGCTTGGTCCCACGGGTCAACGCCCGGCACGCCTACATAGCAGCCCTTCGGCTCAACGTAGAGGGCCGCCACCGTACGGAAGCTCTCCACCTGGCGCATAACCCCTCGCACAAGCTGAGAGCCAACGGCGGGTGTAATGGGTGCTTCAGGTTTGGTCATGCCGTTGGTTCCAGCTTTGCTTGGTCATTAGGCGGCTTGCGCAACTCGAACATCACAACCCGCCGCAGACCCAGGCGCCGCAGGTAGTCGGCGCTCGGGTTCACCTTCTCGCCATCACGCAGCCGCGACAGGTAGCCGCAGTCAATCTCGGTCACGCGGGCCACGGCGCGCAGGCTGCCGTGCTGCGAGACGAGTTGGTCAATGCGCTCTGCCAGCGTCATGACTGATACCCGGCCAGCGCGTTGGCTAGCGCGGCATCCGCTTCGCCGAGAAAATCGTCCGGCACAATGAACGACACCCACGCGGGAGCGTTCGGCGTTGCTGGATGCCTCGCGTATTGCAAGAGCGTCGCAAGCAGCACGGCACAGCGCTTCGGCGCAGCCCGCACCAGCACTGCAAACCGCTCCAGGTGCTCCTGCGTCACGCCGTGGCAGCCTTCGCTGTACACGCACGAACCGCTGCCGTGGTTCAGCACGTTCACCATTCCAGCAGCCTCCACCAGCGGGCCTAACCCCTCTGTCGAGCCGAGTGCCAACGGCTGGCTGGTTTTGGTAGTGTTCATCGTTGCTTCTCCTTGGCCGTTGTCACCGGCTCAACTCCAACGTTAGGCCTCACACCAGCCACGATGCAGCGGCAGCTTGGCGAGAGGCTGTGTCGCGTGCCTTGATGCCCGCCAACAAGTCGGCGGCCAGCAGCGGGTATTCGGCGGCGCACGATTCTACGTATGCGCGCAGGGCCGCCGCAGCGTGCTTATCATGCGTCAGGTCCAGCACAAAGTAAACGCAGCCGCAGTGCTTGCCGCCCGGCGCGCTACTGCCGTCCGTTCGCGTCACGTTGAATCTGCTGTACAGCCCACGATTCCTGTCACAGGGCATTGGCTCGCCGCACAGTTCACACTTGCTCATGCTTTTCCTCGCTCCGGCACCAGGCCGAACCATTCGCACAAGCTGCGCCCCAACGGCGGGGCACAGCAACTCGGTAGGCACCGCCTGCGCGGCCGTTGGTGCCAGCTTTCCTCAATCGTTAGCCAGCGCCAAAACCATCACGCCGGCTCGTAGGTGGCTGCGAAGATGTCCGGTTTGCATGGATAGTGCTCGCCGGCCACGCCGCGAATGATCCAGTCGCCTGGGCTAGCGACATGCTGGCCTTCAAGCGTCGGAACCATGATGTTGTTGTTGTGCCATTGCGCCAGCTCGCGCCCGATGGCGTGCTGTCCCTCGTTGATCCAGAGAATCAGCGCATAGCTACTTCCGTCGTTGCGGAACTGGCGTGCTTCAATCACGATAGGTTTCTTCCTGAAGCGCGTTGTCTGTTCGGTTGTTGCCGCGTCCAGCTCATGGCCGGCGCTGAGAAATGTTTGCATGACGGTTCCTTCTGTGTTGTGCCAGCATGGGTCGGGCGCTGGCTAACCCCTCGCTCAAGCGGATTTGCCACGGAGTACCATGTCAAACGCGCTTAGCTCGAACGTTATGCGCCTTGAGGCACGCCACCATTTGCCGCGCCGACTGTCTCGCGTCCATCAACGGGTGGTGCGCCGGTAGTTCGTCCGGCAAGCGCTCGGTCAGTTCCAGCGCGTTGCCGCCCAGCGCCAGGATCACGCTTGCCAAGTCGTGCAGCGGGTACGGGCCTTGCCACTCGCGCTCGGCGTGGTTCAGCTTCACGCACGCGCTCAGAAAGTTGGCTTCCACCGGCCAAGCGCAGTCAGCCACCAGCACCGCGCCCTGGTCGGCCCAGCTTCGCCACTCATGCCAAAAGTGGTTCCGCAGGTGCTGCTTCGTTGGGCTTGTCACCGGCAGCGCCGGCACATGCTCGCCCACCCACAGCCGGCTTTCGGCGGTGCCGGTGCAGTCGGCGGGGTCGCAAGCAATGCAGCCTTCGTCCAGCCGCTCGCCTTCTCGGTTCACCACTACCCAGGCCACTGCAAAGCCCTCGCCATGCAGGCCAATGCTTTCCACGTCAAACACCATAAATTTGTCCATCACCATCCTCTCGTTTCTCGCTGCAGGCGCCGTAACACCTCGCACAAGCTGAGAGCCAACGGCGGGTGTAGTGGGTGCTTCAGGTTTGGTCATGCCGTTGGCTCCAGCTTTGCTCGATCGTTAGGCGCTTACCGCAGGGCCAGCAGGCAGCGGCATCCAGTGCGTCACACGTCTCACCAGCGCTGGCGGCAGCGGCCAGTTGTGCTGGTCCACCTCCCACCGAGGGCCCTCACCAGTAAGCCGGAACTTCGTGATGTGCGCGTGTCCAGGAGTCAGCCGGTCAAAGACCCCGCGGCGCCACACCAGCACGGTGGCGTTGTGACTGGGCAAGCGCTCGCCAGTCGGCACCCACGCGCATAACCCCTCACTGCAACCGAGCCCCAACGGCTGGCCCGTGCTGCTGTCATCGGTAGTTTCAGTGGTCATCGTGTTTCCTCTCGTGCCGTTGTGTCCGGCTCACCTCGAACGTTAGGGCGCAGGGCCACGCTTGCGGTTCTCGCGGCGCTGCAACTTCGCTTCCAGCGCCCTGACCTCTGGCACGTACTCCGGGCGCACATGCACTGTCACCGCAGTGCGCCCGGATTCCTTGTGGCGCTGCCGCTCGTCGGCCTTGCGCTCTGCTGCTGTTTTCGCTGGGCTCATGCCAGCGTGGCGCCGGCCGCTAGGTAGTGCGCCAGCTCGCTGTCCGGGATCGAAACGAACCTGTAGCCCATGCGGTGCGCAGTGGAGCCATCAGGAATGGTCACAACGCTGAACGGCTCACCCTTCATTTCGGCAATCTGCTTTGCGTAGGCACGCACTGGCTCGGCCTGCGAGTGGATCGGTTCCACTTGCAGGGCTGCGCGCTGGCGCTTCAGTGTCTTGGTCATCTCAGCTTGCATCTCTTGCTCCTTCTGCTGCACTGTAGCCGCAGTGGCTACAGTATCGCTCATCGTGACACGTCACGCAAGCATTCTCGCGTGCGCCCTAACCCCTCGTTGCAACCGAGCCCCAACAGGCTGCGGTCAGTTGTGGCCTTTCGGCCTGCTTATGCACGGCCTGTTGGGGCCGGCTGAACTCGAACGTTAGGCCCTTCAATGCCGCGAGCAATCTTGCTGGCGGCATTCCGCGCGTTCACCGTCACGCCGTCAGCGTGCGTCTCGCCCCAGCGGCGGGCAATGGCGGCGCAGCGTGCGCGCTCGGCGGCCACGGCCTTGTCAATGCGCCACTGCACATGCGCCGGGCTTGACCAATGGCCGCACTCGGCGGGGTCATCGTTTGTGCCGCAGATTGTCATGGTCAGGTATTGGCCCTCGCGCTGCGGTGGCAGCGGGCCTAACCCCTCTGTCGAGCCGAGTGCCAACGGCTGGCTGGTTTTGGTAGTGTTCATCGTTGCTTCTCCTTGGCCGTTGTCACCGGCTCACATCGATCGTTCGGTGTGTTGCTCACCGCGAGCAACCCAAATGCTTGCCGTCGCTCGTCATGCGTGGCGTGAGTCCGCCGGCCGAAGTGCGCAGATACTGGCACCCGGTCAGCGCGTCGGTGCTGGGCACCAAGCCGCTGCGGGCGCCCCACGCGCCGGGGTCCGTGTCATCGCGCCCAATGGGCAGCAGGCCCACAACCAGCATCATGGCCACGCCAATCAGCAGGTACTTCCCGCACCAGCGGGCGAACATTTTTGCTTCTATCAACGACACGCCTAACCCCTCGTTGCAACCGAGCCCCAACAGGCTGCGGTCAGTTGTGGCCTTTCGGCCTGCTTATGCACGGCCTGTTGGGGCCGGCTGAACTCGAACGTTCGGCATCAATACCGGCTTTCGAGTTTCGCCAGCGCCGCTTTGATGATCGACTGCATCACCTCATCGGTCATGTGCTTGGCCATTGCGTCCTTGATGCCGGTTTCCAGCAGCGGCGCGTAGGTGGCCAGCACTTCCTTTTCGATCAGTTCGCGCACGTACCGCTTGACGACATCATCGAATGGGTTGTTGTAGCTCTTGGACAGTTCAGCGATGCTGCGCTGAACGGCACCCTTCACTACTTCACCGATCTGGCTGTCCATCACAGTCTTGGCGATGAACTCGTTAATTTGCTGCGGGGTCAGTTCCATGTCGTTTCCTTCTGTGCGTTGATGCCGAACTGGCAGTTCAAGCAGAGCCCCAACGGCGGCCTGCTTTTGTGGTTAAAAACTCCGGCGTCCGTGGCGCCGTTGGTACCTGCTTAACCTAAACGTCAGCCGGCACCAATACCCTCGGTGCCGGCATACTCGTGTTGTCAGAACGTGGTGGGCTGCGCAATGCCGCGAATCAACTTCATGAAGCCCACTTGCAGGTCAGTGGCTCCCATGCTGACCCACCGCTGGTCAAGGTCCAGTGACAGCGGCCTGCCATCGGCCACAGGCGTATCGGTGCGCGTGATGTCAGGGTGTTGACGCAGTTTCGCCACAAAAGCGCCGCACTGCTCGGCCAGCGCCTTGCCCTCGTTCATCAGCGCTACTTCAGCACCGCTCAGTTGACGGTAGCCCGTCACTTTCGGTTGAATCATCGTTTCCATGTGGTTCCTTAAGTTGCATGCCAGCGTTGGTGCGGGTGCTGGCTAACCCATCGCTCAAGCGGATTTGCCACGGAGTACCAAGTCAAACGCGCTTAGCTTGAACGTTCGGTCCGTTCATTCGCCACCGCCACTGCATCAAGCACACCCGGCTTCATCGCCAGTTCCAGCAGGCTGCCCATCATGCGCTTGCCGTGCGCCCGGTTGGCATCCAGTAGATCGATGTACTTCTTGCGATACTGGTGAAGTTCTTCGTTTTCCTCGCGCAGCCGCTCTAGTTCGTGATGCATGTCCAGCACGTCGGCGGCCATCTGCACAGCCAGGGGCACTTTGTAGTCTCGCCTCATCTCGTTTCTCCACCAACGGGCCTAACCCGTCGCTCAAGTTGAGAGCCAACGGCGCCAGCAGGCACCGTCATGCCGCCTCCTTAGCCTTGAGGAGGCCCAGTTGGTGGGCGATACCTTCGATCTCATCGAAGGCGATGTCATGGCAGCCGACCACGATATTGCCGTTGGTGCAGATCTTCGTCAACTCGTAGTGACCCAAGGTCATGCCTACCTCGTAGTCCTTCTTGCCCTTCATGACGCGCTGGATGACCGGCCAGAGCTTCTTCGCGTCTTCGACGGGGATGCTGGCGTGGCGGCTGGTCTGGATCATGAACGACGGCAAGTCCAGCCGCAGCATCGTCGGAAGATCCCGGCTGAGCGCTGGGCTCCCACTCCGCCGCCAGGCTGTAATGGCGACGGCCTGCAGCCTCCGAAAGGCCTTGGCCTGCGACACTGCGCGGCGTTTCTCCGAGACGGCTTTCTTGGCCAGGTGCTCGCGGTGCTGCTCCGGGCTCCACGTCGCCGCATCGATCGGCTTGATACGGGCCTTGTGCTTCAGCAGCTTCGCAAACTGGTTGAAGTCGGCGGTGATCTGCGCCGCTTGGCTGAGGTAGACAGGCCGATTGCCGTCGGCCTTGGCGCGTAGGGCCTTGGCCAGCAGGTTGTCGACGAGGGCCTGAGTGCCTTCCGTGTCCGGCGCGTCGTGCTCCGGGTTCAGCACGGACACCTGCTTCAGGTGCCTGGTGGCGTGTCGTGCCTCCCAGACGTGCCTGTTTGTCGTGGAAGAATTCTTCTCCAGGTTGATGGCCACCCAGCCGCCGGGTAAGTGGCGACCGATGCAGTAGTGCTTGCCGTAGCTGTAGAAGTAGTCGCCTTCGACGAAGGCCTGGATGACGCGGCCGCCGTTCATGCCGGGACGCTCGGGCATCCGAGCTTCAGCCTGCCGTTTGTGGGCCCAGATGTGGGCCAGTTCTTCCGAGTGGTTGTACACCGTCTTCATGCGATGAGTCCTCGTTGTCTTGCGTACTCGACCAGATGGGGTTGCCACTCAGCTTCGCTGTTGGCTGACCGACTATTGAAGCCGGCGAGGCGTGGAGCGGTCAGGTAACCCGACTCGATCTCCTCGTTGATGGCCTCGACATCAAGGCTGAAAATCTCGCGCCCCCTCGGGGTGCTGAGGCTGGCGTATCCGTCGCCTCGTTCAAACCACACGCTGGCCACGTACTCGTGGTCAGCGATCTTCTTTGCCATGGCGGCTCCTTAGGGCTAGAGAACCCGGCCGATGCGGTCCTGGCCTTTGATCTTGATGGCCATGTCAGTACAGGTTCTCGCTGTACAGCGTCCCATCGTTGGCATCGTCGCCACCGCAGCGGCGGACGATCTGGCCTGCCGCTTCGGCAACCTTCCAGGCCACCGTCCGAGACATGAACACACCGTGCTGGTCGATGAAGCCCTGCTCCTCTTTCGGGTCATGCGGAGTGAAGGCCTGCACGAGTCGCCACTGGTCGCGCATCACCAGGTCCCAGTGCCGGGCGCCGACCAGCATGTGGTAGTCGCCGATCTTGGTGGCCGCGCAAACGACGCGTCTCATCGCACACCTGACAGGTTCTCGTACTCTTCGACGCCCATGATGACGCACTCGATGACAGCCAGGCCGTCTCGAAGCCACATCGGGCACTCGCGCTTGGCCTGCTGCCCGTCTTCCTCCGTCAGGTGGAACTGGTTCGCACCCTTCTCGAAGCCCAGCGGCTTGCCGGCGCGATCCTTCTGCATGGCCACCCACACTTGAGTCGGCGCCGTCACTTCAGCACACCTGCAATCTTGGCGTACTTCTCGAGCAGTTCCGGGAACGCATCTTCGATGCGCCGGATGCTGTCGTCGTCAGCCACGAGGTAGGCCTCGGCCAACTTGGCGGCGAACCCTCCGCCGTAGGCTCGCATCACCCGGATGATGTCCAGGCGGTCGTTCAGTTCGTAGTGCATGACGCCTCCTTAGCGCTGAGGAGCCAAGGTATAGAAGCGGACCGCCGCATCGCGGCGCCAGGCATCCAGCAGTTCACCGTCAGCGCCGGGATACTTCTGGACCTTGTCGCCCACCCAGGCCCGCTGCAGGTTCTCCTTCAGACGTTCCGCCTGAACTGGGTCAGCAAAGCGCGACACCGTGAGCAACTCGTTGGGCGGGTCGCACACGACGGTGTACAGCGTCGGGTGGTAGAGCGGCGGGATACCCGCCTTCTGCTGATGCCACGTGCTCAAGCTCGATCCTCCTTAGCGTTGAGGGCGTTGGCGATAACCTGGGCCTGCCCCATGCCGGAGCACTCGCAGACGACCTGGTTTCCGTACCAGTCGTCGCCTGCCTCTCGTGCGTACGGCGGCGGGTCGATGTTCGTGTCCACCACTGAGGCATCAAAGCAGCAGGCATGGCCGAGGATGCTGCGCTCCACAGCCTTGTACCGCGGCGTCATGTCACCTCCCGCAAGGTGGCCTTGTCGCGCAAGTCAGCACGCCACTGCTCGGCCCAGCTGGTCAAGTCTGGGATGTGCTCACGGACAAGCTCGCACACCATGTCCGCGAAGTAGCCTGCGGCGCAGCGCTGCCAGAACTCATCGGCGTTGCCGTAGCAACACGCGCCCAGGCTTTCCTCGCCCAGCATCTCGCCACGGTGCCATAGGCTCACGTCGGCGTTGAACCAGGCGAAGTCCTCGATCTCGCGGTACTGCTGCGGCGTCCACCCGCACTCCTTCACGAAATGCCGGTGCATGCTGACCGACTCTTCCGGAGGAGCATCGAAGCAAATCATGTAGTCGGTGCCAGGGATCACAAGCACTGGTTTCATTTCTGCCTTTCAGCGAGGCCAGAGGCTGCGGCGGCTTCCGCATGCTCCAGCGAACCCAGGTAGCTGCGGCCTTCAATGGCGCGCAGTTCGGTCAGGCGGTCGCCCAACTCCTTAGCCCTGAGGAATTCGTCCCCGGCCAGCCGGCTGCCCAGCGCCTTCAGGATCAGCAGTGTGTCGAACTTGTTGAGTTCGAAGATCCAGTTGGGCTTGAGGTGCAGTTGCGGCTTGTCGATTCGTTCACCGTTCATCGGCTATCCCTCATCTTGTCCACGTTGAAGCGCTTGATCCAGCGCTCGATGATCGTGTCGCACACGCCCAGGCCATCCAGCAGCCCATCGAGGTCTTCCGCACGCAGGCATAGGCTGACGTGCCCGTAACTCTCGTGGCTTTCGATACCCCGCTCCGGATCACCCTTGAACGCCTCGTCGAGCATGTCAATCAGCTGAGTGACGTAGTAGCCACCTGGCTGCTGATTGCGCTCTTCGGCGTCACGCAGCACAAACTCCAGCCGGTGCCCATGCCAGGTCTTGACGTTGAGCCAGCCGTCGACGTGGGTCAGCTCAGCATAGATGTCGTCGTCGTCGCTCACAGCTTCTCCGCCACCAAGCCAGCGAGCATCGTGCGCATGGCCTGGGTGTAGCCCATCAGGTAGAGATCGCCGTTCTCCTTAGCGTTGAGTATGATGTTGTCCAGGCCCTGGAACATCGATTCGATGCGGTAGTCATCGACTAGCCGGTTGCGCCGTCGGCGGTCAGGCCGCTCGATCCCTTGATTGTCGGTGTAGTAGTCCATGTCAGGTCTCCACGATTCGTGCGTCCCAGCCGTAGGCGATACTCTCGCCTCCCTTGGACAGCATGTTGAACATCTGCTTGATGTCATCGAGCACGTCATTTGGGTCACGCAGCATCTCGCCTTCCTCGGACGGGAGAAGCGTGACCATGATGTGCACGGGCTTCGCCCGCGGCTCGCCATCATCGGGGCCATCGGCCCCGGCACGCTCGAAAGGCTCGTGGCTGTCGCAGCCGTCGTCGTACTCTTCAGGGAGCATCAGCTTTCCTCGGGTGCAGCGTAGAGCTGCTCAACGACAAGGTCCTGGGGCCGGGCCAGCGGCGGTTGGGTGTAACGCCAATGTTGCGACTCATCGGAGTTCTTCCAGAACCAGCGCGTGCCTGCGTAATACGTCAAGGGGCTCGCCTGAAAGGCGGCCTGCAGCATTGCTCCATAACCATCTTCTTCAACCGCCTCCATGGCGTCGAGCATCGCTCGTGTCGCCACGGTGGGCACCAGCTTCCAGTGGGTCACAGGTCCACCTCGCGCCCATCGGGCATGATCAGCGTGGTCTCGGTGCTGATACCGAGCACCGCGTCGAGGATCTTGAGGCTGTAGCTGGGCAGGGCCGGCGCCACGAGATTTTCGAGCGTCTCGTGCAGGGTTTCCACGTGGTCGTCCTGGTTGGGGTCGAAGTCGTCGGGCACTTCGACCTCGAACGTCTCGCGCTCCCAGACGGCCTGGTCGCGTTGGATTCGGATCTTCATTCAATGCCTCCAAACAAAGCCGTCTTCGGTGAGGAAGCCGCCGCCGATGCCACGTTCGGTGTAGGCGCCTTGCAGGGCGTACTCGAGGACGTCAAGCTGGGTGAGTCTCACCGCCCGGCTCCTTCGCGTCCTGGTACATCGGGCACGACGGCGTCAGGCCGTCACAGTTTTCGCGAATCAGACGCCGACGGACTTCCGCGTAGCCGTCGCTCATGGCGCAATAGCTGTCGCCGTCCTGATCTGCGTCTCGGTAGGGGCATCGCCCGCACTCGGTCACAAAGAAGCTGAAGCCCTTCACAGCAGCCTCGCTACTTCAAGGCGAAACTGGTCAATCATCCTGGTAACGTGCCAGGTGATCGGTAGCACGTCATCGACGCGCCACCATGAGCCGGCCCTGATCTTCTTCGGCGTGAAGCCCCAGGCCTCGATGTCCTGCGCCTTCATCACGAAGGGCAGGGCCGCGTTGAGTTCGGCGGTGCTCACGTAGAGCACACCGTCGATCATTTCAGTCTTCAAAGGACCTCCTTAGGGCTGAGGATCAGGCAAAGCGCTGGGCGCTCTCTCGGTACCAGACATACTCTTCTTGGGCCCAGATCCAGTCTGGGTAGCCAAGGCACTTGACGGCTTGCCAGATTTCCTCGCAAGCCCCGGCCTGGCCTTCAGCGTAGGCCTTGACGTATTCGGCGTACACCTCCTCGGGTACGTCCATCACTGCAGTTTCGCCAACTGTTGCTTGCCCAGCGTAGTCAACCACAGCTTGCCCGCTGAGTCCACCGTGATGTACCTCAGGTCATCGAAGTAGGTGGCCCACAGCCGCGGGCCCACCGGATCGAAATCGTCGAAGAAGATGACCTTGGTGGCACCGCCACCAGTGTTGTGCACGTACTGCAGCACCTGCTTTTGGAATGTGCTCATCCCGCCTCCTTAGCGTTAGGGAGCCGCCGGTGCTCCTGCCGGTCGTCTTTCAGCCGCTTCTCGACCCGGTCACCAGTCCCGCCGTTGACGGCGATGTGCACAAGGCCGTCGACCCAGGGCTCGCAGTAGAAGCTGACCGTGTTGGCCACCAGGATGGCGGCCAGGCGTTGGGCCGTGGCCTCATGCATCTCGAAGATGGCGACCCCATCGGGACCACCCTTGATGAGCAGGGCCACGTCAGTCCCCCGGCGTGTCGCTGCTGGGCGCGTCGTAGCTGGCGTCGGCACCACCGCCGCCGAAGTCACCACCGCCGCCGGACTCAATTCCGTCGGTGCCGCCGAAGCCCACGGTCGGACGGCCTGTGCCCTCGGGAATCTCGGGGCTGTCCTGGATCGCATCGACGATCAAGCTGCCCACAGCCATGGCCTCGGTAGGCAGTGCGCCGACTGCCGGCGGCGCCCAGTGAAGCTCCAGCGCCTCGGGGTAGAAGGTTCTGCCATAGCATTCGGCATAGTGCGTCACGTAAACACGGCCCGAACTGCTGGCGTTGTTCGGCGCGCTGGCGTCGTCCAGGCGCCAGACGTCACCCCACTTGTCAGTGATCCGCTGGCCGGCCACAACAGGCTTGAACCACTTGTCCAGCAGCGTATAAGTGCCGTTGTACCCTTGCTTTTCCATGTCTGACTCTCCTTAGTCCTGGGGAACGTAATTCTTGAAAAAGACCCGGCCATAGCTCTGACTCGGGACCTCATCGGGAAACGCGCTGCGGCTTCCGCAGCGATCTTGGTTGGGTAGAGCACGTCGCGCAAGTCTTGCACGCGCCAAAGATCCACGACATCAGGCATCGCCTACGTGGCGCAAGTAATCAGTCACTTGGTTTCCTTTGCCAGTGAGCGGGCCACACGTGCCCGCAGCTTCTCAAACTGCACCATCTCATCGGTAATCTCGTCGAGCACCTCGTCGTAATAGTTGACATCGGGGCAGGTGGCGATCTGGTTGTGCAATTCCGCGATGGCCAGGCCCAGGCCCTCGTGGACCATCTTCAGGTTCTTGCCTGTGAAGATCACGGAGCGCACCCCATGATCTGCTTGCGCACCCAGACATCCTGCTCGCGCCGGTCGATCAGTTCCTTCAGCGCGTCAGCCAGATCCTGGCTGTCCACGTGCTCGAAGTCTCCAGTGGGTAAACGCGCTCCGCGGTTGGCTGACAGGCCCCCCTCGTGGCGCATGCGGCGCAGCTTGCTGTGCATCGTGTGCAACTCCTCAAGGCTAAGGTTCAGTACGGTCCCCAGTCGTATGAGTAGGGCACGTCGAACCAGGCCTGCTGCGGCGACATGCCTGCTTCGAAGCGGCTCTTCCATGCCTGGCGTTCTTCCAGCGGGCCGGACTCCGCGTCATAGTGCGCCAGCTTCTTCTCGGCGGCGATGCGCTTGAGTTCGGCAAACCACACAGCCTTGTCCCAAGGCAGGCCCACCAGGTGCTTGTGGCGGTTCACCACGTTGAAGTAGATGCCGTCCTCGTCACTGGCGAAGTAGCCGACGATGCGCTTGCCTTTGTGCTCGGTCACGGCCGGCACGCTGAAGTAGGTGTCAGCGTAGCCGCTGGCGTAGCAGGTGAGTCTCAGCTGCGTGCCGGCGATGGGGCAGTTGCGGACCTTGGCGTAGGGGCCGAGGCAGTCGAACGAGCCGCCGGGTCGGTGACCCACCGCACCGTTGGGCCAGGTGAACGTGTCGGTCGGATGTGCGTAGAACTTCTGTCCTGCCATGACCTCTCCCTAGCGGCTAAGGAACCGCGGCTTCTTCTTGCCGATGAAGTTGGCCAGGCGTTCCACCTGGTCAGTGACAGGGACAGGAACCGGCTTGGGCATCGGCGCCGGCGGCTTGGCCAGCAATGCTGCCTGCACTGCGTCCGCGCCCTCGCCCTGCTTGGGCAAGGCCGGGCGGATAGCGCTGCCAATACGGGTCGGGCTCCAGTCCTTCTGCAGCGTCACAAGGCTGCCAGTGCGCTCCAGCATCAGTCGTACTGCGCGCCGCTGGGGCGCAGCCGGCCGTGCTCAATCAGAACCTGGATGATGAGGTTCATCTCGGCCCGGCTCGGGATGCCGAACTGTTCGTTGCGCCAGCCCTGCGCACCGTAGACGAAACGACGGACCGCGCTGCGGTGCAGCAGCTTGTCCAGCCAGTTCAGTTCATACTCGACCACGACTTCTTCGTAGCCGGAAGGACCCTTCGACCAGAAGGTAACGGAGCGGACTTGCATCAGGAGTTGTCCATTTCTTTGAAAGCCGCAGCAAGAAAGTCGACGGCGTCGGCCACGGCCTGGTCGTAGGTGTCGAGAACCGGACCGACCACGCACTCTTTGGCAAGTTGCCACCAGTGGCCGCCGTTGAGATCATCCTGGCGGAACTCGAAGCCTGCAGCCTGCAGGTGATGCACCGGAATCATGGCCACGGTGCGGACGATGGGTAGGTCTTGCATGCCTTCTCCTTAGTCCTGAGGAATCACGCAGTTGGCCACGTACAGGTCCAGCTGCGGGTTGAGGTAGTGCGCCCCTTGTGCCTCGGTCATGGCGATCTGCATGAGCAGGCCGCCGATGGAGTCTTCGATATAGGTCGACAGGAACCACGGTGTGCGCAGGCGCTCGCATTGCGCCTCGGCCTTGGCCACCCCGTCCTTGATAGCCGGGTCTCCGAAAGTGACGTGGCCTTCGGCGACCTCACGCAGCAGGCCCTGATAGTGCCACTGCCTGGCGTAATCCCGCTGTTTGGGCGACAGCTGGTCGTAGGTCAGCAGAGCCTGGTCCAGGCCGGCGTTGAAGGCCTTGCGAGAGAACGTCGCAGGCGTCACCAACAATTCCCGGTCCCGTGTTGAAGGCTCGAGGCTTTCGTACCACGCGTCAAAGTCCATCACTTTTCCTTCCAGTTGGCGCAGCAGCGCTGCGAGATCCAGTAGTCCGCTGAGGTGTCGCAGATCAGGTACTCCTGCAGCGCCTTTCGGGCTTCAGCCCGAGTCTCGAACTCGTCGACCGTTTCGGTGTGGCCCTGGCCACGTCGGTTGATGTAGGTCATTCCCTAGCCCTGGGGAATTTCGGCAACCGAGGCAAACCAGCACTCGGTCAATGACTCGTCGTCGTTGAAGGTCTCGAACAGGTACTCGCAAGCGGCTTCGCCGATGCCCTGCGCCGTGAACGCGTTCTCCGCCTGGACGGCGATCTTGACTGTCACGACAAACTCTCCCGGTTTCGTAGCCATGCTTTGGTTCTCCAATCGTTGGGCAAGCGCTGCACGCGCTGCAGCCGCACCCGCGGCTCAACGCTGGCGCAGAACGCTTCGTACTGCTTGAACAAGGTCTCAGCCTGCTTGGCGTAGGCGTGCGGGGGCTTGGTGCCCCAGTAGAACTCCAGCGAAGCCTCGCTGTGCCCTTCGCTCGGGTGCCAGCAAGCGATGTAGCCGCGGTTCACCTCGTCGTAGGGCAGGAACAGTTCCAGCTCGCGCCCCTCGGGCAGACTGCGCTCCTTCAGCGTCTTGGGCGGGATGCACCGGATCAGGACCGGCACCGTGATGAGCCAGTCGGTGATGGCGTAGCGCGGTCTCACTTCAGCCGCTCCGCACGGCGCGCCATCTTCGCCGCCAGCTTCTCGCGCTTGGCCGCTTCGACCTCGCGGTTGTGCTTGGCGATTTCCATCTGGAGGAGAGCCTGCTGCGCCCTGTTGGCGGTGCTGTTGCTGCGGTTCGGCCGACCAGTCTTTGACGCCTTCATGCCGCTGCTCGCGGCAGCTGCCATGAGCATAGCGCTGAGGCTAAGGCTGAATTTCTTGAGTCCGTTGAACATGGAGTTCTCCTTAGGGTTGGGGAGCCGCGTAGTGCCGCGCAGCTTCCAGTTCGACAAGTGCTGTGATGGTGCGGTGCTTCTCGGTTTCTGCCACATCAATCTCGAAGAGCGTGTCTCCCGCTTTGCCGCACTGCACGACGTAGGCGTCACGCCAGGCCTCGGAGTAGAACCACTGCGTCTTTGGGTTTGTCGGGCTGTTGAGCGCGACGACGTAGATCTTCATGGTCACTCCTTAGGGTTAGGCAAAAGGTAGGTTCAGCATGGCGCCAGCGCCGTGCAGGATGCTGATGATCTTCTCGCCGGCGCTTCGCGTCGGCAAGGGGCCGGATATATGCTGCTGGCCGTCCACGTCGAAGACGTAGAAGGGCGGATATCGCCCTTCGGTCTCGTTCGTAGACTGCACGCCGCTGCCATCTGGTGTGTCTTCGCCATCAATGGCAAGCCACCTGCGTGTCAGGTCGGGAGTGGTCATCACGCCCCCACCAGGTGGGCACGCTTTTCCAGCTCGAACAGGTGGCGATCACGGCCAGGCTCCAGCACCACGCCGCGGGCACGCTCCCGGGCCCGGTCGGCTTCCAGCGTCGTGTCGCCAGTCTTCGGGCCGCTGGCCAGCGCCGCGGCCGCAGCCACACGCTCAGCCGCCTTGGCCTTGCGCTCCATGCGCCTGGTGTAGTCCAAGCCACGAATGATCTCGTCGCCCCAGGCTTCAGCATCAGCTGCGCCCAGGAACTCGACATCGAAGCCGCCCATACGGGCTGTGGCAAGTGTGTAGCGGCTGGCCCGGTCGATGATTTCCTGGCCGTGCCGGAACTGGTCCAGGTACTGGGCTGGGCAGACGAAGATCTGCTGCACAGGGCTGGCGCCGAGGGCAATGGCCGTGATGTCGTTCAGGGTGGCGCCTTCGATGATGGCGTCGACCGTGTCAGGGTGCCGCAGCACGACCGTGAACAGGTTCGGGGGCAGGTAACCGGTTTGCTGGTTCATCATGAACTCCTTAGTCCCTAGGGACCGCTTGGTTGACGGCTGGGGCACTCCCCAGCCGGGTTGTTTCACCGGCCGTCGGCCGGTGTCTTCTCGCCGCGGATGTCCACAAGGCCGAGAGCCTCGCCGTACGTCCAATGGGCTCTGACTTCGTGTACCAGGAAGCCCTGGTCTCGCGCCTGGTAGATCAGGTCCACCATCTTGCGCTGGATGTCTTTCAGCGCGAGCGGCAGAGGGGTGTAACTGGTCATGGGTGTTTCCGCGGCTGGGGCAGGTCGCCTTCTTTGGGCAAAGCATTCCAGGCCTTGCGCTCGGCGTAGCCGCCGAGAAGGTAGCCAACAGCGAAGAGGGCGAGACCGAGAGCCACGAAGATGCCGGCCGACAGAGCGATGAACATGTCCATGTGGGCTCCTTAGGGTTGGGGAAGGTCGAGCTTGAAGACGGCGTGCTGCGTGGCAAGACACGCAAGGTGCCCGGCGTCCACGCTGGCCCGGCAAGCGTGGTACGGCTGCGCCCGTTCGTCGAAGAACAGGCACTGGCAACAGTGCGGATTGCCTGGGTGTTCCTCGGGGTGTGCAGGAACAACGACAAGTCGAACAGGAAAGCCCAGGACGTTCATAGCACGCGCTCCAAGAGGTGTTTGCGCTCCCGGTCGGCGTAAGCGATCAGCTGCGCCATCTTCGAGAGCTTGTCGGCCATCAAAAACCTCCAGTGATTGAAAGAGCCACTTGTCGGCCCCATCGGTAGGCAGTCGGGCTGCCCTGCGGGTCCCGCAAGTTGTCGACGATGTAGTCGACGAAGCCCAAGCAGAAGTATTTCACAGCTTGCCAGGTTTGCAAAATGTGATCAGTCACCGTAGGCCTCCTTAGCATTGAGGAGCCAGAGGATCATCGGCTCGGGGTCCGGCGGATTGCCGTTGGTTCCCTTGGAGTAGGGGCTGTGGTGCTCGCCGCTCATGAGGCGGTCACAAGCCGTGTTGCCGCGCACCTCGTGCAGCGGGCACTCCTCGCACTCCGGAGTGCCGGACCAATCCGGGTCGTCCACTTCACGCTCCTCCGCGTCGGTGTCGTAATGCTTCGCGCACAGCGCGCAGCTTTTGGCATCGATTCTGAGGGCAGATTCGCGTCCCTCCCCGGTAACAACGCCATCTGTGAAGCTGACGCCGTGCTTGGCCAGATTCTCGGGCCGCAGGCCGATCCACTTCTGCAGGCTGTGCGCCGTGGGCTTGGCCCTGGCCTCAGGCGAGTCGGCACAGCAGGGGTAGAACTCCTTTGACCAGGTTTTATAGCTCATTTCAAGCTCTCCTTAGCGTTGAGGACGGGCGTTCTTGCCCTTGGTGGTGATAGCGCCCTGGGCGTTGAGATAGCCCAGGGCGATAAGGGAGCGCTTCGCAAGCGCGAAGCGCTCGGTCGAGATGCCGCGGCGCCGCAGTTCGTCGGCCCGTGCGAAGCTCTTCAGCCCACACGTCACGTCAAGCACCTGCAGTTCGTCGGCCGACAGAGTCGGGCCCGGCGCCGGCAGCAAAGGCGCCGCGTTGTCCGGATGAACGTAGACCGTCGGGTCCATGTACTTGCCGCAGAAGCAGCACGACTCAACGATGGCGAAGCCTGGCTTCAGGTGGATGTTCTTGTCCTTGCGACAGCTGAACCAGGGCGGGCTCCACGCATCGGTGACGCTGGCCATGCGGCCCGTGGCCAGTTCCAATGCGTCGTACTGGTAGCGAGTGCCACCGTCCCACACGCCAGCGTATGCCGGGATGTGCACTTCCGTGGTGGCGTGCAACTTGACAGACTTTCGTCCTGTGATGCCGCGCAAGTGCAGCGGCAGTTCCTTGGTGTCAACGTGAATGGCTTGGCTCATGGCTAACTTCTCCTTTGACTGACCACTATGGCCAGTGGCAAGCGTTGGCGCTTGCCACTACCCACGAGGGATAGCGGTGCGTGCTTTACTCCGCAAGGTTCGTGGCGGGCATCTCCTTAGTACTAGGGACCGGAGCAGGCAGCACTCGCCGCGCCAGGTCATCGATGAGTTGGGCCACGACCGTCGGCACGCTGTCAAGGGTCTGGTCGTCGTCCAGGCGCCTGAGCCTGCGGTCGCGCTTGATGGCGATGGTGTGCTTGGCTACCGTTGTCGTGCCGTTCGCGTACACCTTAACGGTCATGGGGCGGCCGCTCAGGCTCTGTACGATCCAGGAAGGGTGCTTCAGGGCTCGGCTGTTGGCCCGGCCAGCCAGAAGCCTTGGGTCTGCTCCGGCCTTGGGGCGGTCAAGCACCAGGACGACAGCTCCGGCGTCATTCCCGGAAATAACAAGGGCTTTGCAGCCCGGTTCGATCGGTTTCATGCTGGCTCCTTAGGGTTAGGGAGTCAGGCTGCGCCGCTTGGCGCAGCCACGTGCGTACTCGGTGCCGGCCGCGTCCGTGGCCAGCGTGATGAGACCGTGGGCCATCTGGTTGTGGTCGAACCAGAGGAATAGCCAGGCACGCTGGCCGTACACCACGCAGGCCTCACCATCGGCCGGCGTCTCGCTCCGGCACAGCTCCGTGTAGAGGACAGGGCGGCAGCCGTGCGGCATCTCGCCCAGGTCGTGAGCCGTCAGCGGGTCGCGGCAAGCCACAAGGTCGGGGGCCTGGGCCATGCCTGCGCAGGCCGCTACTGCGCGCTCGGCCTCAGCGTGGAAGTAGACGCCAGACCAGAAGCAGTCGGCCATGGTGGCATGGGCATGGCCAAAGAAGTTGTGCATGGCGGCTCCTTAGGCGTTAAGGAGAAAGGAGAGGACAGCGACCATCTCCCGGGCCTGGTCGGGCATCACGTAGTCGATGCCCGACTCACCGGGCCTGACGTCGGCCATGAGGTCGATCGACACCCGCTCGAAGGCAAGCAGGCGCAGATGGCTGCGTATGGCCGACTCGTTCCGGGCGGTCACCCACATAGGTGGCGCGCTCGGGCTGTCGTCGATGGTCAGCTGATAGACCTTGGGGCTCCGCTGGGCCCGGTCCTCGGGCCAGCCGAAAACCTTGGCCGCCTCGTGGGCCAGCCAGCATTCGAAATCGCTGCAGCTGCCGTCCAGGGTCTTGCGGCCCTCCAGGTAGGCCCAGACAACCTCGAGGGTGCGGGCAGCGAAGTCGCGGGGGTCGGGGCAGAAGTTGGGCTCGCGGTCCATGCGCTCTGCGCAGGCACCGCGGACGAACATGCGGAGATGGTTGAGTTCCATGTAGATGCTCCTTAGGGTTGGGGAAGGGTCAGCGCAGGTTGATGTAGCCGGGCATGCCCACAGCTCGGGCGAACAGGTTTGCGTCGTGCCTGTTCGCAAGGTGTTGGATCAGGTACTTGGACAGGCTCACGGCTTCGTCGCTGAGCCGGCGTGCCTCGATGAACTGCTCCATGGTGACCTGGTCAAAGTGACCGGTCATCGGCACGTGCTTGCCTATACGTGCTCTGAGCGGACGCGCCATGCGGCAGATCGTTTTTGGGTGCAAGGTTCTCTCCTTAGGGGCTAGGGAAGGGGCTGGTTCGGTGGGTCTACGTGTTGCTGGTCGTAGGAGTCTCCTTAGGGTTGGGGAAGTAACTTAGTTACGGGGTTGGGCGAAACTGCGGAACAGAGGCGGTTACAACTGCGTTTTTGCAGATGTACTACAGATGACAAAATTCTGGTGATTTTGCTTTTGTCAACTTGGATCCGGATTTAAGAAAAAAATAGGGGGTGGGGGGGCAGCTCCAGAGCGCTTTTTGGCGCGTTTTCAGGCGTTTTGGGCATGGGTGGGGGGTATGCCTGAAGGACAAAACACGTGAAAAAGCCAGCTTATTACGAGGGTTTCCCTGTAGGTGTAAGTAAATCTACATAGGGTCATCTAAGATCATCTGATGCTGAGTTACAGCCGTTTTCCGAATCTGTGTGTGATTTACTGCACACTTGCGCTCTGGCCTGTGACTTCCGTCACGGCTCAGCCCCGGGACACTTGCGAGTGTCCCGGGGTTCCTTCTGTCTTGCACCGTTTTACGCGTTATCCAAGACTCCACCGGGCGGCCAGACCCGGCTTCAAGACATAGCCCGCGAGTGAACCCTGTGCAGGCATGCATGCCTGCTCCCTAGGGGTAGGGAACACTGGCCAGCCCACAAAGTGGGCTGGGCGCTGTTCCTTACGCTCCGTACTGCAGAACCCGGAGCGTGTCGGCGTCATACCTGACTCCGGGCTCGCAGTTCACGCCGGTCTCGTCCATGTGGGTGAAGGCGGCTTCGCGGTTTTGCCCGTCCAGCTCATGCCAAGCCGCCGCGCTATCTCGCGGTGCCGCGGTTTGAATGGTAGGCCTCAGCCAGCCCTGGGCCTGGTGATAGCGCCTCATACTTGCTCCGCGCAGTCAAGGCACAGAGCCGCAAGGCAGGCGCAGATCACCGCGCCACCAAGCGCTGCCGCAGGGTGCAAGCCGTGCCCGATGTCCACGTAATCGGTCGCGAGACTTGCGAAAATGCCGATACAGGCAAGCATGCCCGTGAAAAACGCCAGAAAAACTGTGCGCATGATCAGACCTTTGCGGGTTGCAGGTTACGAATGGGCGCGGGCTTGATGGCCGCGAAGCGCTGGGCAAGGGCCTGGTTTTCCTTAGCGCTGAGGAAGCGGGCTTCCGCTTCGCGCTGCAGTTGCTCAGCCAGGCTCATGTGGGCCAGTCGGTCACTTTTCACTTTGAGCCCTTCCATGTGCGGATGGTCGAAGATGTGTAGGCCGTGCCGATGACGTGGACCTTGGCAGGCGGCCACCTGCTAGGCTGCTGTGCCACGGGCGCCGGTCCCTTGGCCTTTGCCGTCGAATGCCACCATGGCCGGACCGGGTCTGGTTCCCCCATGCACGTGCCCAGCGCCCACACAACCTGTAGCGTGCCCCAAATGCGAACTTCAGCGCCGGGAGTCAGCTTTGCCCTTTCGATAGCCCTGTGCATGCTTTTGGTGCGCCGGCCATAGGCACACAGAACCCCGTCGCTGGGGCAGAAAGTTTGGTAGAACATCCGTTCGTCCTTTTCGCAGGCACCATGCCTACGGGCTTCCCTAGTGCACTGGGGAAGCCCGTAGATACGGGGCCCCGGGAGCGTCCCGGGGCAGGCCCTCAAGCGGCAAGGGCCAGACCGTCGGCGCGTTCGGCCATCGGTGTGACCTTTGTAGCTGGGCGGATGCTTGCCAGCGCTTCGACTTGCGCTGGGGTCAAGGCGTCAGCCTTGTGCATGGCGCACAGCTGGGCGATCACTGCATCTACGTTCAAGCCGCCGGACTCGGTGCCGGACTTGGCGCCGGACTCGGTGCCGGACTTGGCGCCGGACTCGGTGCCGGACTTGGCGCCGGACTCTGATGCTTTTGTCAACCGCTCGGCTTCGGCTTTCAGCGCCGATTGGTTTGACGTAGCAACGCTGGCAGTGATGCGGCCAAGGTCGAAGGGTTCCAATGTCACGACTCGTGCAGGCCCTTTGCCGCTAGCCACGTAGTAGTTCACGACTCCACTGCGGGCTCTGGCGAACTTCCGTAGGGTGAGAATGTAGACGTACAGCGTCTTTACCGGGCCGGACAATGACTTGTCCAACGTGGCCCACCCCGTAGCCGCAGGAAGCTCGTTTCGTTCGCAGACGAGCTGGCGGATCTCCTCGGCCAGTACTTCCATGGTAACGAAAGATTGTAGTGCTGCTTCTTGTAGCAGGGCAAACGCGGTGCCTTTGCCTTGAGCTGCAGCGTAAACGGCGATAGCTTTTTCGGAGAATTGGCGCATGGTATCGATCCTTAAGACTAGGGTAAATGCGGCCCGATTATTCGGGCCGGTAATCCGAAGGATTACCCTAATGGGCGGCCATTAGGGAAACCCTCGTGAGGGTTTCGGTTTCACAAGCCGCGGGTTAGGCCCTAAACCTTACCGCGGCTAGAAACCATGAGCGCTAAGACAATGCGCATGCCTCAAAAAGTTAGCCGGGTTCTCAATTTTGACCCGTGGCTAACTTCGCTGCTATCAAAACCCGTTACAGGGTGCCTGTCTGCACTATGCATATACATCCGCGCCTTTCGGCTGCTAATCGGGGTCATTCTTTCGCTTTTCGAATGGTTTGCACGGCGGCTATGTTCGGGGTTTTCTTTCGCATCCTTTCCCTCGTTTGTTTCTCTTGGCACAAGGTGGCCTCACGTCCTATCTCACCGCCTAGGTGGGCGCCGGGCCCGCTATCCCGGCCGCGCCTCACGGCGCGGATTTCTGGCCTAACCCTGCCAGTCTGGTGCGCAAACCCCTAGGGGCTCACCCTAGAGATAGCGCGCTTGAGTTGTTAAAGAGCGCTGCCGGAGCCTACCGCCGGACTGCGCCGCGGGCTTACCGCCCGGGGCTTGCATCTATCGTTTCCTCTAGTGCATGGCTAGTAATGTATCCCTAAGCGCTAAGGAACCAATCAGGACAAACCCTAATAGGGTTTACCCCACATATAACTTCGGTGCGCGACGCATGCACGCGTTAAATAGATTCGGAATTAGCGAAACGCAATAGGGGTTTACCCTAATGTTCTGCATTCGCTGTTTTTTCAGACCCCCATAGGGGTTAGGTACCAAAAGGCAAAAAAGGCCATAAACGGCCGTCTGATGCTTTCCAGCGGCAAAGGGTTAACCCCTAGTCTAGCTGGCCTGGTTTTTGACGGCATGTTTGTTGCCTGTTACAATTACACGCCCATTAGTAACACACTGATACGCACGCATCGGCTATTCGGCCCATGCCAGCAAGCACGCACATCCTTAGCCCTAAGGGCCATGCGGGTATCACTGGGCCATGCCCAGCGCTCGACCCGGGGCCATGACCCGGGCCCATGCCCAGCGCTCGACCCGGGGCCATGGCAAGGGCTCGACCCGGGCCCATGGCAAGGGCTCGACCCGGGCCCATGGCAAGGGCTCTACCCGGGGCCATGGCAAGGGCTCTACCCGGGGCCATGACCCGGGCCCATGCCCAGCGCTCGACCCGGGGCCATGGCAAGGGCTCGACCCGGGGCCATGGCAAGGGCTCGACCCGGGCCCATGGCAAGGGCTCGACCCGGGGCCATGACCCGGGGCCATGCCCAGCGCTCGACCCGGGGCCATGGCAAGGGCTCGACCCGGGCCCATGGCAAGGGCTCGACCCGGGGCCATGACCCGGGGCCATGCCCAGCGCTCGACCCGGGGCCATGGCAAGGGCTCGACCCGGGGCCATGACCCGGGCCCATGGTGGCCGCCGAATCCGCGCCCCAGGGAGTGTCAGGGCCCCAGGTACACTTTGCGCCATGGGCCTGGTCCTGGGCCACGGCCCTGGGCCCCTCCCCCTTCGCGAAATTTTTGGTATCTTTTCGGCCAGTTTTGCAAGACAATACCCCCATGACCATTCTGGATCGCGCTCAGCCCTACATCCCGACCCTGGAGGCCCGGGAGATCACCATCCGCGCCCTGGCCAAGATCCTCGGATGCCACGAGTGCTACCTCTCCAGGGCACTCCAAGGGCACTTGAACCGGGTCGAAAGCAGCACCAAACTCCGCAGAAAACAAGCAAAGTTGCTCGAATCTCGCAAAGAAATGCGCCAAAGACACGCGCTTTTGGTGAAAAGCGGGGCGAAAAGCCTCAAAAAAGGCGCCGCAGACGCGAGATGCAGCGAAAGAACCATTCGGCGCTATGTTGCCAACCTATCCTGACCATGGCCCTCAAAGACCACAGCCTCAGCGGCGTTCCACGTGAAACCGCCCTCGTCAATCTCGACATCCTGGACGAGCTCGAGCTCCTCAGCCTTAGGGCCCAGATCGACAGCCGACTGAACCTAGGCACCATCCGGGAAATCGACCTCGGCCACGAGTTGACGCTACAGTTGCGCACCGTAAAGGCCTTGCAGCAGGCCGCCAGCGACGACCTCGACACGCCTTTCGGCCAGAAGGCCCAGACGGCCATGGCTGTGCAGCGCTTGCTGCAGGACCTGGTCAAGATGCAGACCGAAATCCACAACTCCGAGTTCGCCAAGGCGCTCGAAGGTATGGTCATCAAGGCCTTCGCCCTTTGCGAGGCTGCGGCCGACCCAACACTTGCGGGCGTGCTCAAGCAGGTCAAGGACCTATTCTTCGAGCAGTACGAGTCGCTGCAGGCCTCAGCAAGTGAGTGAGCACTCACTTACGCCGGCGGCAAGCCTTGCCAGGCTAAAGGCGGGCGTCTACGCCACCTATAGCCTGAGCCAGATTCCGACCTGGATCACAGAAAAGACGTTCCTGCATGGCCGCCGGTACTCGTTCAAGGGCCACGAGTTCCAGCACCAGGTCGTTCAGGATGAAAGCCAAGAGGTCAACTGCCAGAAGTGCAGCCAGATCGGCATGACCGAGGCCCAAGCCCGGTGGAGCATGGGGATCTGCAAGGTCTTCCCCAACTTCTCGCTGATCTACACGATGCCCTACAGCAACGACGCAGAGATCCTGTGCCGGACCCGGGTCGACCCTATCATCGCCAGCAGCCCCGAGCTTGCGCAAGCGATGAACCCCGACATGAACAACTCCCAGATCAAGCAGATCGGGAACTCATTCATCTACTTCCGGGGCACCCAGGGCAACACCCAGGCCATCTCGATCCCGGCCGACTGCATCATTTCCGACGAGATCGATCGGTCATCAGCGCATATCCTAAGCCAGTACACCAGCCGGCTGACCCATAGCCCGTGGAAGCTGCGGCGCAACTTCTCGACGCCTACGATCGACGGGTTCGGCATCGCCGGCAAGATGGAGACTTCAAGGCGCTTCCGTAACGTCTGCAAGTGCCACCACTGCAGCCACACCTTCGTGCCGGACTACTATCAGCACGTGGTGATTCCCGGTTTCGCCGGCAAGCTCGAGGAAGTGACGAAGCCACTGCTGGCGCGCATCCGGTGGAAGGAGGCCAAGCTGCTATGCCCGCGCTGCGGCCAAGTGCCCAGCCTGCTACCGCAGCACCGGGAGTGGGTCCAGGAGAACACCCTGGATCTTCATGACGCCGCGGGCTACTACGTAAGCCCGTTCGACGCTCCGCTGCTCATCACCGTCACGAGCCTTGTGAAAGCGAGCACGGAATACGCCCGGCTGTCCGAGTTCAAGAACCAGAACCTGGGCATCACCGCCCAGGAGGCCGAGGATGTCCTCACGCTCGATGACTTGCGCAAGAGCCTGGTCCAGGGCGACCTCAAGGACAGCGGGCTGTACGCCATGGGCGCGGACATGGGCCTAATCTGCCGCATTGTCATCGGCCGCCTGGACGCCAACGGGGTCCTAGTGGTAGTACACCGGGAGAAGGTGCCACTGGGCAACTTCGAGAACCGGTACAGGGAACTCACGAGCGAGTTTCGGTGCCTGATGAAGGTGTTCGACAGCCAGCCGTACGTCGACCTTGTGATGCGGCTACAGAGCCAGGACCCTAACCTCTATGCCGGCGTATTCGTCAAGAGCAAGCGGGTCGAGGTCTTCCGCGCCCAAGAACAGAAGGAAGATCCAGAGGCCGGAAAGCTGGACATGCGCCAGGTGCAGATCAACCGAAACAAGGCGCTCGACGAGCTTGTGGGGCACATCAAACACCAGGGCCTAGCACTTCAGGCCAACCCGAACGAGGATGAGGACTATGAGAAGGAGTGCCTCGACCTCAAGCGGGTGCAGGTCCGCGATGAGTCCGGCGACCTCACGTTCAGCTGGGAGAAGTCCGCCCAGGGCAACGACCACTACCTATTTGCCACCCTTTACCTGTATGCTGCGGCCCGGCTGCGGGGCATGGCCAGCAGTAGCTTCATGCCGACCAGCATACTGAGCACCTTTGCTCTCAAACGAGACGTCTAGGAGGACGCGATGACCCAAGTACGTGCCAAATTCCGAGTCAATCTGGTGACCCCTTACCTGGACGTGGGCGGCAAGCCCAGCGGGTGGCGTATCAGCCTGGCGCCGGTCTACGACAGTAACCCGCAGTCGGAGAACGGCCAGTTCTACCAGCAGACCCCTTGGGGTGACATCACCCTGGGCACGGTCAACTCCGCGGCCTCTGAGTTTTTCAAGAGTGGCGCTGAGATCTACGTGGACTTCACCCCCGTGCAGCCGGCGGATTGACAGCCCTGCGGAGTCTGACTTAGACTCCGCGTCGTCGAGAGAGCTTGGGCCGTGGGTCAGCAATGTGGCCTCCCTGCTGACATCTGGACCAGCACGCCGTGGAGTCCTCCCTGCTGGTGAATAACTGAGGACCAGGGGCCACGCCCCAAGCTCTCTCGACGGCGCGGCGCGCCACAGGCACAATGGGGGACCCATGAAGACGCCCATCGACATCTTCGAGACCCCCCTCTGGAAGGCTGCCACCTCTGTGGCACCGGTCCAGATGCCCAAGGTCAGCCCGAAGCAACAGAGCTACCCGGGCTTTGCCGTGGGACTCACAGCCAGCACGTCCGTGCTTCGCCGCGAAGACCTGGGGCTGGCCAGCACCGACATTCTGTCGTTTCGGTCAGAAGGTGATAGCCGAAAGATGCTGGCCAAGCTGGCTCGGGCCAATCCGGACCTGGGCGCAGCTGTCAATGCCTACCTCCGGGTGGGCCTGACACAGTCGGCCAAATGCTGGGCCATCAACATGGCGGACGGCAGCTTCAACCGTGATGCCACCATCCTTGCGCACACCCTGGTGCGCCGCTTCGACCTGGTACCCGACTACGTGGCGGACGGCTTCAGCCAGACGGCCAGCATTCGCTCTTTCGCGGAGTCCGCGGCACTTGAGATCCTGTTCAATGGCGCGGCCTGCTCCGAGCTTGTGCTGGACAAGACCCGCTTGCCTGGCAAGCTGATGCTGGTGCCTGTCGTCAACATCAAGTTCTACCAGGACGACAAGGGCGTCCGGCCTGTGCAACTTGTGGGCGGCCAGGAGGTTGACCTCGACTTTCCGACCATCTTCTGGACCAGCGTGGACCAGCCGGTGCTCAGCGCCTACGCGCACAGCCCGCTGGAGGCCAGCATTCAGCCTGTGCTGGCCGACAGCGAGTATCTGAACGATCTTCGTCGCGTGCTCAAGCGCGCTGTGCAGCCGCGCCTGCAGGCCCTGATCGATATGGATGTGGCCAAGAAGATGGCGCCTCCTGAAGTCCAGGTGGACCCAGCCAAGATGGAAGCTTTCCTGGTCCAGATCCGCGCCGACGTGGAACGGACGCTGAACGGGCTGAGCCCGGAAGACGCTCTCGTGGCGTTCAACATGATCAACTTCAGCTATGTGTCAGGTGGCACGGGCGACGTGCCAGACGTCATCACGGTCATCCAGCAGCTGCTGAACGCCAAAATGTCGGCCGGGTCCAAGACGTTACCGTCTGTGCTCGGCCATGGCTCTGGCAGCCAGAACATCGCCAGCAGTGAGACGCTGCTCTTCATGAAGTCAGCCGACGGCATCGTGCGTAGCAAGCTCAACGAGATGCTCTCGAAGATGCTGACACTGGGCGTGCGACTGTTCGGCCAGGACGTTGCAGTCTATTTCGAGTACGACCCCATCCAGTTGCGGCCTGCAGATGAACTGGAGGCCTTCAAGGCCATGCAGCAGGCCAGGGTGCTGGAGCAGTTGAGCCTTGGCTTTCTGGAAGACGACATGGCGGCGATCCTCCTGACAAGCCGTGTCACTCCCAACGGCTTCAAGCCACTATCCGGCACCCAGTTTTATGGCGCCAAGTCGGTAGACCCGGCAGGCAACGGCTACTCGGGCACCAGCAACGGTGGCGCGGGTGGCGGGGCGCTGAACCAGAGCCTCAAGCCTGGCACGCCCAAGAAGGCAGGGGGCAAGTCGCAGTGAGCGCTCAACCCATTGTCATCGAGTGGAAGCGCGGGGACTTCTTCAGCGTCGCCTGCCAGTATCGGGATGACGCCGGCGTCAACACTGACTTCACGGCGCTTGGCATCTCGGTACGCAGCCAGGTGCGGCGGCCGGACGGAAGGCTTGTCGCCGAACTTGCTGTGGCTTCTGGCGCCACGGGGGCCTACCTCCTTGAGCAAACGACGGCCGACTGGCCTCTCGGCGACTTGCTCTGGGACATCCAGTACACGCTGGCGACGAAGCCCTTCTCGACTCAGAACATGACCATCCGCGTTTTTCGCGGCGCGACGGAGCCGAATTGAGCACGACCGAGATCATCGTTCGAGCCGGATCCGGGACCGCGGTCAGCCAGGTCGTCTACCAGACAGTCCTGAACCAGGCCCTGCTCATCGCCGGGCCGCCTGGGCCAGTCGGGCCGCCAGGCGGCGCCGTACCGACCCTTGCGTTCTCGTACGGAGACGCAACGCCGGAACTTGTGGCAACCCTGTTGGCCGGCCAGCGGCTTGTTGAAGTTCGGTTGTCGGTCGAGACGGCGTTCAACGGTAGCGGCGCCAGGCTATCGGTGGGCACCACGGCAGACCACAATGCTTTTGCGGACGAGTCCGTCGTGGATCCTACGACGGCCGCGGTGTTTGAGTTCTCGCCGCAGACCGTGTTTTTGGTGGATACTCCGGTGTATCTTTTCATTACCCCTGGCAGCGGAGCTTCCGCAGGCAAAGGGAGTGTCATTCTTCAACGTCAGTAGGGAACCTACGTCATGGGCATCTATCAGGACCTGGTTGGCACACTCCGTGCCGCTCTCAAGATCGGTGGCACCGCAGGCGTGGTGCTGAAAAACTCGGCTGGCAACCTGCTGGTCCGCAACACCGGCGACAGTGCCGACGCTGCGGTCACAGCCAGCAAGGTCAGTGTGTCAGGCGAGGTCCTGGAGTTGAACTCTGACGCCGCGGGCTCAGGCGCCGACTGGAAGACGACCATTCAGCGCCCGGCCAGCGGCCAGGCTGCTGCGCTGACTTTGACCTTGCCGGTCAATGCGGGCACTGCCGCCCAAGTGCTGTCCACTGACGGCACGGGCGTGCTTTCCTGGGTCAGCGCTGGCTCGAATGCCTCCAGCGACAAGATGGACACGACCGGCTTGGCCTTCGGCACTGCCAGCCCTCTGACCCTGTTCAGCACAGGTGCTGCCGACATCATCGAGAAGGTTCAGGTCGTCATTGACACGGCCTTCAACGGTGCGCCTACCCTGTCGGTTGGTGTTTCCGGCACTACCAGCAAGTACATGAGCGCCACCGACGTGGACTTGACGGCTGCTGCCGGCACCGTATTTGAGGTCCACCCAGGCCTGACCGCTGCCGGCGTCGAAGCCCTGATTGCCACCTACGCTGCTGGCGGTGCCTCAGCAGGCGCCGCTCGCATTCTCGTCTTCTTCGGCTCACCGGCCTAAGCGACCAGGGGCCCCTAGATGGGGATCTTTCAAGACCTCCTGGGCACGCTTAGGGCGTCGTTCAAGATCGCTAAGGCCACTCTCTCGACGAGTGGCCTTACTGCTGCCCGGACGTTTAATTTTCCAGACGTTGGCGGCACTGTCGCGCTCAACTCGCAATACCGCTTGCTCATCCAGGCGACCATTGCCGAGGGTGCGACGACGCCAGACCCCGGTGCCACCGGTTGCTGGGCGTGGTCAACCACGCTCTCATCCATCGTCTTTTGGGATGGCACCCGCTGGCGCGCAGCGACGCCCGGCATTACAGTTGGGACCACAGCACCAGCCAACCCCGCCGTGGGCCAGATCTGGGTAGATACAAACTGAGGTAGTCATGCCCGCGAACAAGATCCCCCGTAAAGGCTGGCAGGAAACTCGAAGGCCCGGGACCTGGTCGTCTAGAGGCAGAGAGGTCGTCACCGACGCTTCAGTACGGGAGGACCTCTGCAGTCTCATGGCCTTGATGGGCCCAGGTAACAAGGTGCAGAGCCTTGGGCAGGCTTTCGTACGGATTGGCCCGCACCTGTATGCTTGAGCCGGCTAGACAGCAGCTGGCCCGAAAGGTCAGTAGCCTTGAACGGAGATTGTCTCAGGCTGAACGGGACAGCTTCGGGGCGCTGGCCGAGTCATTCAAAGCTGAAATCTCCCGAATCACTCACGCGCTACGGGGCATGCCGCACCAGCGCAAAACACCGAAAGCTGAACCACCATGTCACTCTCTCCCGCCCAACTGACCACCCTGCAAGCCGCGATCCAGGCGGACCCCACGGCCAACGTGATGTTTCTGGCCCAGAACACGCCTGACCTGACGACCTGGTGCAACGCCCAGAAACCCGGGTCAACCGCGTGGGCCACGTCCATCACACCCGAGAGCCTGGACAGCGCGGCCACGTACCTGAATTTCGACTCGCTGGTTGCGGGTAAGCGGGACTCCTGGAAGATGCTGGTGACGTTCAACCGCGACCCCTCTTTGCTGAAAATCCGCAACTGGGTTGCCGACGTGTGGGGGGCGAACGACACCGCGTCCGTTACGGCTGACGTGCTGGCCGCCTGCACGGAGTTGGCTACGAACGCGCAGACCGCTCTGGGCCTCACACAGCCTGCCACCGTGACGGGCGCCACCCGGGTGGGCACCAGCACGCTGACGGCTGGCAAGCGCAACTTCACGGGCTCTGTGACGCAAGACGAGATCAGCCGCATGGTTGCCGTCGCCGCAGCGGCGCGCATGGGAGGCTGAGATGGCTGGCGAGTTTCGCGCCCAAGGCCGGTCTATCGTGACGTTGACCACGGCTGGTGCCGCCCTGTCCAACAACAGCGCGGCGGTCGCCAACGCCACGGCAGACCTGGATGCCCGCAACACGGGTAATGCTGGAGAGGACTTCCAGTGCGTGTTTGAACTCACCTGTCAGTGGGCGACGGTGGCGGGCATCCTCAAAGACATCGTGGTGGCGGAACTCTACTTGGTGCCTCTGCTTGACGGCACGAACCTGCCCGACATTGACCTGACGGCCGGAGCGAGCGTGCTGCCACAGGCAACCTACGTCGGGCCGTTCGTGGCGACCAAGGCCCCCACTGTGAACGTCGATGCTAGGTTCCCGTCGCCGGTCGTTTCGCTCATGCCGCTGCTCTACAGGCCCTACATCCAGGACCGCAGCGGTCAAGCCATTTCGGCCAACTGGACCCTCAAGGTTGTGTCGGCTCACGGTCAGTACACCTGAGCCATGCTGCTGCCTGCCTCACCCTGGTCTCGCCAACCGACGCTGCAAAGCGGGCTGGTGCTGCGGCCGGGGATCAACTGGTCGGCGGGAATCCTTGCCCGGGACTGGACGCTGCGCAGCGGGCGCCCCACGCGCATAGGCACGGTGTCACTTGCTCGCAACGGGCAAGGGGAGGCCGCATCGTTCAGCGGCACAGGCACCAATGCCGTCAGAACGTCGATTCTTGGGGGTGTTGCGCTTGGCGCGGGCCCCCTTGCACTACTTGCCGTTTTCAGAACGCTGAACACCACGGCCGACAAGACGTTTGTCGGGCTCGGGTCAGAAACAGGGGGCACGGGCAACTCGGTTTTTGCTATTGCTTGTAGTGCGACAAACGCGGCGCAGATTCGGCTGATCGCTGGCGGCTCCAGCAGCAACGGAGATGGCGGTGGGGTCGCAGGAACGGTCATCAATGACGGCGCGGTCCACGCGGCGCTGTTGGCTGTTGACAAGTTCAGCACCTCCGTGGCCAGCAGTGCCCGGTTGTTTCTCGATGGGCGTCTTGTGCAGACGTATGCCACGCCCGCAATCGGGCTGAGCAACTACACCAGCTTGGTGTCGGGCGGGTTCCGGCGCGCAGCCACTGACTTTGCGGGAGGGGCGTGCGACGTACTGTGGGCCCAACTCCTCGTTGGCGGCGTCACCGACGCCGTCGGTAACGACTTGACGCGCACCCCGTGGGCGAGTTTTCAACAGCCGGGCCGCCGAGGGTGGGGTCTTCCCTCTGCGGCCAGCACCCCCACGCTCTCCGCAGCCACGGTCTTCAACATCACGTCCACGACGGTCAGACCGCGTGTGACAATCACGTTCTGAGGCTCCCATGGCAACTGGGCAAGGCACCGTTACCTTCGACTTTGGCTCCGCGCCAGGGACGAACATCGTCCAGGCCACCGTGATCGGCCAAGGCGCCATCGGCGCAGGCAGCAAGGTCGATTTCTTTTTGATGGGCACGGACTCCACGGTGAACCACAACGGTTACGAGCACGCGCTGCTCTCGCTGTTCATGGGCTTTGCCTGCATGTCCATCACCCCGGCCTCTGGGTTTGTCGCCCAGGCCATGTCGAACTTGAGGCTCACGGGCCTCGTAACCGCCCGCTTCGTCTGGGCCGATTGAGGAGTACAAAATGGGTCTGCAAGTAGAAGGTTTTGCCGTCGCAAACGGCATGAATGTTGACGCTGCAAACAACGCGCGGGTCAACACCCCGGGCTACAACTCGGCCGGAGTCGCTGTCGGGGGCGGTGACATCAACGGCCCAGCGGTCTTCAGCGAGGTTGACAGCGGGACGATCACCGCCGCGCGTAGGGTGCTGTCCCCTGAAGTTGACGATGACTACCGCTTCCGTGTTGCCACAGACACCATGCTGGACGAGTACGCGTTTCTCGACGTGGTGCAGAACACGGCGAAGTTCAAGCACGACTTCCTGACGTTGACGGCCACTGCCTCAGCCGCTGGCCTCCTGTGCAACAGCGGGGCCATCACGACCACGACCACAGGTATGACGTTCGGCACGTTCGCCATGTTCCCCTGCGGCGGAACGCAGTCGCTGATCACTTGCCAGGAATTTGCGATGTCGGCCCAGCCGAGCGCCAACCAGGTGTTTGACATCGGCCCGTTCCAGCGTGGCGCGGCCAACCCGTTCTTGCCGCTGGACGGCGCGTATTTTCGAATTTCCGCTGCCGGTGTGCAGGGCGTGGTGAACTTCAACGGCACCGAGACCTCCTCTGGCGTGTTCACGAACGCCGGGAACACTGGCACTTTCGCCTACGCCAACAACCAGGTATACCACTGGCTGATCCAGGCTAACGCCCTGAAGACGACGTTCTGGATTAACAACATCCTGTACGCGGAAATCCTCACGCCGATTGGTCAGCACGCGCCCTTCATGTCCCGGGCTTTGCCGTGGTCCCTCCGAGACTCAATCGTGGGCGGCGCGGCCGGCTCTGCCCTACAGCCGTTGGTCAAGTCGTACCAGGTCTACACGCGAGGGGCGGTCTCCGCCGAGCCTCTGAGCGCCATGCGCAACCGTGTGGACGGCAGCTACCAGCGGCCTGACGCAGCAGTGCTTGGCAGCCTGGGCACTTACGCGAACAGCACCAATCCAACAGCAGCGGTGCCGAGCAACACGACGCTGACAGTCGGCGCGGCGGGTCTGCTCAATCAAGCGTGGGAGACTTTCAGCTTGGCGGTCAACACCGACGCTCTGCTGGCGAGTTACCAAGTCCCTGCAGGCTCAGCCACGGTCCCAGGCAGGCGCTTGAAGGTCATGGGCGTGAAGCTCTCCAGCTACGTCCAGACTGTGCTCGTGGGCGGCCCGTGCGCCCGAACCTTTGGCTTGGCTTTCGGTGGCACGGCCGTATCGCTGGCCCAAGGCGAGTCAGCCTCGTTCGCCACGGGCACGACCAAGGCCCGGCGTGTGGTGCTTCTCCCTGAACTCACCCAGATCATCACGGCGGCGCAGGTCGTGAGCACCATGATTTCGCAACCCCAAGGCAGCGTGTCGATGTTTCCTGCCCCGGTGTACGTCAACCCGGGCGAATTCGTCCAGGTGTTCGAAAAGATCGTCGGGACTGTGGGCACCAGCGGCACCATCGTCAACCACATCCAGATCATCGCCGAACCGGAGTGAACTGAATGGCCCTACTGCTGGCGCTCACGGGCGGCCCGGCAGTCCCGGCGATTTACTACGTCATCGGGCCTGCTGCTGGGTGGGTAGACCCGACTGACGACGAGGTAGTTGCCGGGCAACTCAGCGGCGGCGGGACCGCGACCGCCCAAGGCAGCCAAGCATCGGCAACATCCACCACGACGGTGGACTTTGCCCTTGATGCCTTCGGGCTGACCCCGGGCGGAAGCTACAAGATAGCCTACGTCTGGTGGGATGGGGTGGCCCCCATAGCTCCCCCGGACAGCAGCAACGTCCAGGTTTCTGCCGCGTTCACCATGCTCGGCGGCAACCGGTTCAAAGTCTGGAGCGGCTCAGCCTGGACCGCCAAAATCTTGAAGTTCTGGAACGGCACGGCTTGGGTGCCCAAGCCCGGGAAGTTCTGGAACGGGACGACCTGGGCCTGATAGCGCACCAACGACTTGCGAGGTATCATGAAAGGATCGTTTGACCAAGTCCTGGCTGACCCCTTCCTCGGCCTTCAGGAGACCTTCATGAGTACAGCGCTGCCCGCCTCCCCTGAGCTACTAGATCCCGCGCCGGCGCCTCCGCCCACCGAAGCCTGGAGCCTGGCGGATCCGCCTGCTGGCGCGGTGGCCAACGTCAGCTACGTTGTGGTGCCGGCCGAGCAAATTCGCGAGTGGCAGGCTAGCGTCGCTTGGATGCAGCAGCAGGCGCAGATCTTTGATCGTGCCACGTTGGCGGCTGAGAGCAATGCCCAGACGTTCCAGCAGCAAAAGGTTGCGATGGAACGCCACGCAACCGCGGTCGAGAACCTGGTCAACGGCCTGTCAGCTACGATGTCTCAGCCGGTGGCGCAAGCTCCGAGGACCACGCTACAGGTTGCTGACGCCCTGCTCGCGGTGCTTGCCCCTATCATGCAGGACAAAACACCGCTTGCTGTGTTCCAGCGCGTGAAGGCCTTGACCGACATGCGCAAAGCCTACCTTTCTGCCTTCCAATGATCGGACCACTCACTATGACCAAGAACCTCCTGATCTCGATCGAAAATTCAGTCGAGACGCCGCTGCCCGACAGCGTGACCTTCGCGGGCTTCAAATTCACGCTGCGGTCGATGCAGCCTGGCGTGGCCGACAGTGCCTCCAGCGTGGTGGCCGAGACCGTGTACACGTTTCCCGACGTGGCTCTCGGCAGCTATGTGGCTGAGGTGGTAGCCATGGGGTCGAACGACCAGCCCCTCGGAACACCGGTGTCGATCAAGGTCGAAGTGGCTGATGTACCGCCGCCGGCCCTGACGTACCCCCAACCTGCAGTCCTTGCTTTCTCCGTGTTCTGAGGCTGGCGGTGTACTATCCAGCCCAAAGTGCCGGCGCTGTGAAGGCGCTGTCTGGCGATCACCCGAAAAGCCAGGCTGGGCGCTTGAATCCTTCAAGCACAGCCCAGCTCACCGGGCGTGGAGTCAAGCGCATGCGCAACCCCTACACCACCCTGGGTGTCCTCAAGCTCTACGCCTGCCTTGCGGCAGGTATCACTGGCTGGGAAGGCCTGGCCACGCAACCAGCAGTGCCTTTTGCCCATCTGCTGGCTTTCGGCCTGCTGCTGAGCGTGGCGATGGTTGGCCTGGTTGACGCGGTGGTGAACGATATGCTGCCGGCTCACTACGAAGCGACGTGGACAGCCACCTACCGCTACTTCATTTTCGTGGCGTTGGCCACTGGCCAGTTGTCAGTTCTGCACGCCTACGTGGTGGGTGAGCACATCAGCTACTCAGCAATCCGGTATGCTCTCGATGCCGCGGCGGCTGTCTCAGTTGCCGTTCTTGACATCGGACTCAGGCGCCACCATGCAAAAAATCGAAGTGCCGAATCTACGCTACCAGCTGGTGTTGCTTAGGAACCTGGCGCTACTCCTGGGGATCCTGCCGGCGGTGGCCTGGGGCTTTGCTGAACCACTCACGATCGACAATCAACTGGCGGTGATACCCACCGTGGTGTACATCATCACGATGGTTTCGGCCTCTCTTGGCGGTTTGGCCGGTACGCTCCACAGAGTGTCAAAACACCTCGAGCCCACCGAGACGGTCATCAGGCACCCCAAGATCTTCGTGGCCGCCAACATGCTTGGCGGCCTTGTTGCTGGATGGGTGATGTTCTTCATGAGCACCCATGCCGGCACGCCGACGCTGCTGGTCCAGGGCTTTGTGCTCATGTGCTCGTTCGGTGGCGCTGCGCTGGTCGAGCGCTTTGTCGACCGCTACTTCCCGGCTCCGGGCGAAAAGGGTTGACCATGTTCCAGCTGCCTTCTTTCTGGGCTGGCGACGACCAGTCCCTTGACCTCCTTGCCTCGGCGATGGAGTCGGTCTACGCTATGACCGAGGCGCGGGCAGGCAAGTCTTCCAGCCCATTCGAACTGCCCCCGCTGGTCAACGTGCAGGACGGCGTCGGTGTGGTCAGTCTGAAGGGCTCCCTCGTCGCCGGCTCTGCGGGCCTCATGCGCCTATTCGGAATCACGGGCTACACGGACTTCCAGGAGGCATTGCTCGAGGCGGCCACTGACAAGTCGGTCAAGTCCATCATGCTGGACGTGGCCAGTGGCGGCGGCGACGTGAACGGTGTGGACGAGACCAGCGACATCCTGAAGCAGATTGCTGCGCTCAAACCCGTGATGACCTACGCTAGCGGCCTGATGAACTCAGCTGCGTACTGGCTGGGCTCGGCCGGCACGCGCCGCCTGGCCAGCCAGACCTCCCAGGTCGGCTCCATCGGCGTCATCGCCGTGCACATGGAGCGGACCAAGCAGATGGAGAAGGATGGCGTCACACCGACGGTTGTACGCAGCGGCAAGTGGAAGGCCCTTGGCGGCCCCTACGAGAAGCTCTCCGCACTTGCGGAAGCGGAAATCACCAAGCAGGTGATGGCCATCAGCGGTATTTTCGAGAACCGCGTGGCCAGCAACCTCGGTACGACTCAGGCCAAGGTGCACGACCGCATGGGTCAAGGCCGGGTATTTCTCGGCGCTGAAGCCGTTGATGTTGGCCTTATTCACGGCATCGCTACCCACCAGCAGGCGTTCCTCGCTGCAAAAGCGATGGCACGTAGTTGACACTGAGTTAGTGCTCACTCACAATCCCGCAACTTTCGAGGACTACACCAAATGGGCAAGAAGATCGTTTTGGACGATGCCACCCGGGCCCTGATCCTGGCCGGCGGCACCGAGATCGAAATCGAGGAGACCACTCCGGCACCTGCCACTGGCGCCGCGCCGGTGACGCCTCCCGTTTCGGCTGCTGCCCCTGCCGCTGCCCCTGCGGCCGCGCCTGTCGCCCCGGTGGCCCCTTCTGCTGATCTGGTCGCCAACCTGATGAGCCAGATCAGCGCGAAGGACACTGCGCTGGTAGAAGCCAACGTCAAGATTGCCACGCTGACCGCTGCGTCCAAAGACGCCACCGACAGCCTGCCCGGTCTGCTGGCCATCGCCCAAGGGGTGATTGGCAACATGCAGGTGGCCCTCGGTGCCAGCAGCACAGCTGCCGCCTTGAGCGCTGCTGATGCTGTCAAGGAGCACGCACGCATCTCCCCGCTCTACACCGAGAAGTTCAAGACGGGTGGCATCGCCTCCCCCCAGGCTTCCACGGAAGAACCGGGTGCCGGCAACGTCACCATCCACCCCGCATTTGCCCAGCGCCTCGCTGCGGCCAACGCTAAGTAAGGAGCTCCCATGAGCCGCGACCACCGCATCGTCCCCACCGCGCCGACTGAAGCCAGCAAGACCGTGCGTCTCGGCGCCGGCACCGGCGCAGCCAACAACTTTGACCTGAAGGAGCAAGGCAAAGCTGTCAAGCTGGTTGCTGAATCCCGCTACGACCTTTGCGCCGCCGGCGACGAGATCGAGGGCTTCATCACTTCCGTCGAAGGTGCCACGCAGAACGGCTACAGCATCGGCGGCATTGCCCAAGAAGACCTGCAGTGGGCTACGGCCGACGGCCTGCAAGGCACCCTTGGCGTTGGTGTGATCGCCGTTGGTGACTACATACTGGCCGGTACCCTGACGGCCAAGGGTACTGCCCTGCTGCAGTACCAGAAGGTGGCCAAGGCCACCACGCAGGCCAACGTCAAGGCTTCGCCTTTCAGCTGGCGCGTCGAGTCTCTGGGCCCGGCTGGCACCGGTGCCGTCGGTACCGCCATCGTCATCCGCCGCCAGGCCTGCTGATCCCTCACCCTCACGGAGAATCCAATGAGCGCATTTCTGAACCACAAGGGTGAGCCGGAGCAAGTCCAGCTGACCCCGGAAATCTACCGCGCCGCGCATGACGCCAACCTGTCTGTGCCGGCCTTCCTGAACCGTGAGTACGGTTCGAAGACGGATCGGGCCAAGCACGGCGACATCTTCAAGCAGATGTGCGTGTCGGAAGGCATCTACATCCCCGGCCGCGACGGCATGGACTTGCGCGCCGCCACCGTGGGCGACATCCTCGACGGCAAGGCCTCCTTGACCATGGGGGCTGCCACGACCCAGCAGCGCAACACCGACTACGGTGGCACGCAAGCCCGGATCTTGTTCCCCGCCGCGGTGGTGGACATCATCGAGTCCACGCTGAAGAAAGACCTGGTCACTGACCTGAACCTCTTCAACAGCATGATCTCGCTGCGCCTGGGTGTCGCCAGCGACACGTTCGAGCAGCCGATGATCAACTACCAGACCAACAACGGTCCGGATGGTGCTGCTCGGGCAACCGCACAGCGCGTTGCTCAGCTGGCCACACCACCCGCGATGGCTGTCTTCACGACCAGCCAAACCCCCCGTCGGCTGCCGACCTTCTCCATGGGCGCCGAGTTCTCTCAGCAAGCCCTGAAGACGGCCACGCTGGACCTGGTGGCCCTGAGCTTGGCGCGCTTCATGCAGGTGGAAGAAGACGCCCGCGTGTACGAGTGGCTGTCGAATTTGTGGTCCGGTGACCTCGACTTCAACATGGCTGCCATCAGCGCTGTGACCACGACTTCCCTGGACGCCCTGGCCACCGGTGGCGTGTTGACGCACAAGGCCTGGGTCAAGTGGCTGTACCGCCAACGCAAGTACCGTCGCCTCACGCATGCGGTCTGCGACATCGACACGTACTTCAAGATCGAAGGCCGCACGGGTCGCCCGGGCGCCATCGGCCTGCTGGACCCGACGCTGCCGAAGATCGCACCGGAAGGCATGGCGCAAAACCCGTACGTCGACAACGTGAAGATCATGCTGGTCGACGCGGCTATCGACGGCGGCCCGGTGCCGGCCAACACCATCTGGGGCGTGGACTCACGCTTCGGCATCGTCAAGGTCAGCAACACCAGCGCGGCCTACAGCGCTGCCGAGACCTTCGCGATGAAGCGTTCGGAGGCCTTCCGCATCGACACCTCGGAGTCGGTGTACCGCCAGTGGGACGCGGCGTTCGATGTCCTGACGATCGCCTGAGCGTGGCTGAAATCACTGTCGTCGATGTGGACGGGCGCTGGGTACTCAACCCCAACGCCTTTCCCTTCGCGGATCCGGAGACCAGAGTGGTCTTCGTCCCTGGCCAGGTCTACAAGGTGAAGTATGCCGAGGAGTCCTGGATTCACCAGCAGGTGGCGGCAGGCGTGCTTGCCAAGGCCCCAGACCCGATGAAGCCGGACAAAGCCGCACCGGCCGAGTCCAAGACCTGACCCGGCAAGACAGAAAGGGCCCCTCACGGGGCCCTTTTCACTGGAGCACCTGATGCTTGCGGACTACACCACTTTCGACGAGATCCGCGCTGCCCTCGGGGTTTCCGATGAGGAGATCACCGACGAGACCCTGGGGCTGGAGATCCACGAGATCCGTTTCGAAGAGGACCTGCGCAGTCTCTCAACACTTGCGTTGAGCACTTGGCTCGCGCTGCCCGGGATCGATAGCCGGTCAACTGCTGAGGTGCGCTTCGGCAAGCTGCTCAAGCTCTACGCCACCTACTCGGTGGCCTACGCTTTGACCGACAGCGCGGAACTTTTCGGCTTCCTGAAGGTGGCGGACGGCCGGGCGTCCACAGAGCGCACTGCGCAGGCTTTTGCCAATCTTCGTGGCAGCCTGGCCGGCCGAGTCCGGTCCTTCGGTGACCTGATGCTTGAAGCCTTGAGCGTCATCGTCCCTGACGTGCCGGCGCCGACTGGCGAATTCCCACTTTGGGTCTCAGCTGTCGGCGGAGCCACCGACCCGGTGACCGACACATGAAGCTCAAGAGCGCGGCGCGCTACTACGATGACACACCGGTGGCCGACGGCTACACCGGTGACTATCTGTGGCGGTGCCAGTTCTCCAGCTTCAACGACGTGAATGCGGTGGGCTCGACGTCCACTCGCCGGATCCTGTCCATCGCACCGGACCTACAGCTGCCGGCGCGCCGTGTCGTCAAGGTCTTCGACGACCGGTGGCTTGTGGGCGACGGCAATCCGGACTCCTGGCGCGGCGAGGTCATCCGCCAATCCTTCAACATGAAGAAGGCCACGGCGCTGGCCCAGATGCTCACGCCAGCGCAAGCCTGCCTCAGCCAGGCCGGCACCGAGGCGTATACCCAGGCCATCTACTTCAAGGACACGGTCAACTCGCTCAACAACGCAGATTACGACCCGTTCTGGAACTACTTCTTTGCGCCGACTGAGCCAGTGGGCAAGGGTTCGTTCATCCGCGACGGTACGCGGCTCCTCCGCGTACGTAGCAGCTACGTCCCGCTCGAGGACTTGCGCATCTGCCAGAGCGACGAGATTGACATGCTGCCCCAGGCCGCGGTGTTCGGCACAGGCGCCTACGACCCGGCCTCCGATAGCTTCGGCGCCGGGACCGTGGCGACTCCGGTCATCCTCTTCGACACGGTGAAGGCGTACACCAATGTTACTCAGGCTACAGCCTCGGTGGCCAAGGGCGACCTAAGCGGGTTGGTGGCAGCTTCAGCCGTCACGCCGGCCGTGGGCAAGACGGTGGACATCGCGGGCACTGCCTGGCGAATTCTGGGCAGCACCGCTGATCTCGACGCCTGGCTACTGCACTTGCGTCGTGCTTGAGATCGACACGTCAGGAGTGGAAGCGTACGCGGCCTGGCTTGAGCAGGAAGCCGCCCGCATCACGCTCGACTTTCGCCAGTTCCTACACAGCTGGGCGCTGTTCGTGCACGCGGACATCACGAGCTTGACCCCGCAGTGGTCAGGCAACCTGGCGGCCAACTGGGCACTTGACGTCGGCGCAGAGACCACCGCCGCCACGACCTTTGCCGGTCCGGCCGGGGACCAGCCTTTCAAGGGCGGCCGCGGTGGTGGCCCAATGTACTCTCGCGGCATGCAGCCGGCGGTGGCCATTTCGCTGGCCCGGGCCCGGCAGGCCCGGTTGCCAGAATTGAGTGAGACGGTGTACATCCACAACCCGGTGGAGTACGCTGAGGCTGTTGAGAACGATTCGGGCCCACTGCGCGTCCGGGCCATCAACCGTTTGCCTCGCACCGAGGCTGGTAAGATCGCCATGGTACTGCATGCTTACACCAAGTATTCGCAGACTGCCGACTTCAGCTACTTGGCGGAGCCCTATGGAAGATCTTGAACCCTGGCTTGTTCGCGCTGAAAACCTTCTCCGTTTTGATCCGGAAACGGGCTACTTCTATTGGAGGCAGAGCCGAGGTGGCACTGCTCGGGCCGGGGAAAGGGCCGGGGGGATCGACGCCTACGGCTACTGGGTTGTGAAGCTAGAAGGTAAGAGCTACAAGGCCCACAGACTTGCTTGGGCCTTCATTCATCGGGCATGGCCGGCCGGAGATTTGGACCACAAGTTCAGTTCTCACCAAGACAACCGTGTAGCCTTTTTGCGCCCGGCC